AAAAAAAAAACAACAAAAAATATATAGCAATTTTTTCAGGAGAAAAAACAAAATCTGAAAAAAGGGAGGCCAAACCTAGAGTAAGAAGATTGAGGAAAGAAGCTGCAAAACGTCGTTGGAATTCTCGAAAGAAAAAACTTAATAAAAAATATCGTGAAAATCTTCATATAGATTTTACTTTAGGTACATTAAAAGTTATGGCAAACATTGCTATAAATTTAATGAAGGCAGCTTAGGTTGGAATATATACTTTCTAGGAATTAGTCGATGATATTAAAGATGTAATGGGAGATGATTTTTCAGCTAAATCTATGATGAATGCTCTTAAATAGCTATATATAAGACAAAGAGTAAAATACCCATTAGAAAACGTAAGTAGTGCTGAAGAAGTAATATCATATGGAATTTCTAAAGAACCACAACCAGAATCTACTATAACAAAAGACTTAAAAGATTTATTACACGAATCAAACAAGAAAATAATACCAGAAATATCAAGTTTTTGGCATACGTTTGTACAAGAAGATGATAAAATAGTTATGTATTCTAATCTTGCATGGTCTTAGATAAGAAATCAATTCGGGCAAGAAAAATATTTAAATACGATATATGAAATAAAAGAAGCAAAAAAAGATCAAAAATTATTTGATGAATACTTAAACGGATTAAGTGCTGAATTAAATAAAGATCTTACTAAATATTCTAAATATCGTAATGTTGACAGTATTGAAGAGGCTGTTGCAAAAGAAATATTTATCGAAAATTCAGATCTTAGATATGCAAAAGATATAAGACATAGTATAGTTTCTTATTTATCTACAGGAGTCCTTCCATTTGATTTATAGGTATCAGAAGATAAATTAAAAACTTATATAGATAAATTAAACAATATAAAAAAATTTATACAAGATAATAATTTATAGTTAATAGATACATCTTAGATGTTATATGGTACAGATGCTCAAGGAAATAAAATTACATGCCAAGCAGATGTATTAATGACTGATACTAACGGAAATGTATATGTTTGGGATGTAGTATAGTCTTATCTTCCTGTTACTAAAAATTTAGACATGCTGGGTAAACATAGTCCTGTTACAAACAAAGAAAGAAATTATCTTAATAATAAAGCTGTATTCGATGTACTTACTAACACGTTTGGAGTAAAAATAAAACAAATAAGATTACTTCCTGTACAATTTAGTATAAAAGATCATGTGTTAAATCTTGAAAAATCTATAAGTGTTGATCCTGGTATATTAAATTCTACAAGTTATCATGATTTTAATGCAGACGGAATAAATAAGCAAAGAGAACAACTTATATAGAAAGTAAATGACTTTGTAAATAGATATAATGAATTATCTGATTAGTTAAACGAAGATATTAAATTTGTAGAAGAGTCTTATCAAAAATTAGATAGTGCAATAGAAGCGAACGAAGATTTTATAAGATTAAATGCAAAACTAAAAGACATAAGTTCTAAATACGATGAATTACTTAATAAATTAGAAAATTTAAAACAACCAAATGAAACTGTAAACGATAGTTTTAATTATTTTGAATTTTCTGAAGATGAACAATATGGAAACATGCTTGTTGGGAGACTTAATGATTCGTGCCATGACTTAGATACTGCATTATCACAATTCTCATTTGTAGGAAACATAACATCAAACGAATATAAATTACTTGATTATATATGTAATAAAGTATTTGATGCACAAAGAGTAATAGATGAAATATTACATCACAATGTTGCTAAAACAATAGATATATCTAAAGAATAGCAACTTGTTGCATCTACTATGGAAAATCTGTATAAAACATATGGAAAAAGTAATAATAACGTTAAATATAAAGTAGGATCTTTCTTAAAATGGTGGATAACTGACATAAAAACATTAAATCCAAATGAGTCTGTATTACAACATATATCTAATAAATTAGACAACATAAGCGAATCTTTTATGTCTCGTGATGTTGCTGGAAACATACATGTATTAGATGATATTATAGACGATCAATAGTTGTAGAAATGGTATAGTACGTTATTAAATATTTATTATAAAGAATTTTTAAATAATGCACAAAACGAATTAAATAAATATGATCAAAACGATCCTTTTGTACAAAGTATAATATCAAAAATAAACATAGGAAACGAATTTGTGCAAATGTTTAATGATCGTTTTAATGCTACTGTAGATCAAAATTTAAGTATACAAGAAATAAATGCAATAAATACTACTAGAAAAGCAGAATATACTATTACTACTTCTGTACATTTATCTAGAAATTTTTCTAAAAATCACGAAGGAAATAGAAAAAAAGCAGCAGACTGGGTAAATGTTTCAAATTATACAGATCTTATAGAAAACGGAAAGTTTGAACTTGTTTTGGATAAAAACGGAAGAGTTGCATTAAATATAAAACATGTTCATTGTGATTTTACAATACCGTTTGAAGAATCTTAGATACAAGGATCAGAAGAATATAATGAATCTATAAGACCTTTTATAAACAAGGTAAAATAGATGCTTAAATATAAAGAAACTCATCCAAATGTAGAAATAAAATTTAAGGTTTTTAGAAACACAGGATCTGTTTATTATCAATATGGTTCACAAAATAGCGTATTTGATTTTGTATTTAGTAGGTTTAATAAAAAACTATTTACTTCTGATGAAAACTGGGGATCTTTAACTAAAGAATAGATTAAAGATAAGTTATACGCATTTCCAATGTGTGAAAAAACAAGATTTGGTATTCTTAAAGTATCTTAGCCATATCAAAAAGGACAAAGAAACAGATATGATATCGTTACAGGAAACGGTTTATCTACTTCTCCTTGGTAGTTTGATGATTTATACGATAAATAGAAATTAATACCACAAAGTGGAGACATTATATTTAATTGGGATACTGGAAAAACAGAAAAAACAACACAAAAATACTTAAAGATATTTCTTGGTACAAAACAGTTTGGAGAAGAAATAGGAACATAGTTGGCAAACGTATTAGCGCTTGTTTCTAAAGGATTACGTACTAATGATTTTAGCAACAATGCGTTAATTGATATGCTTAAAATGGTATTATATATAAGAAATGATTCTGAAAAACAATTAAGTATTTTTAATTCTCTTGGTAATTCTATATATATTGGAGAAAATCAAATAGTCGTTGGAAACGGTGAAAATTAGGTAACTTATGATACTACGTCACAATCTGGAATAAGTTAGTTAGCTTATAGATTATCTACTATGCATTTCTAGATATAGGGAAACATGGTGAATCAATTCTTCTATAGTTGGAATTCAAGCTTAATGTCTGAACTTAGACAAAAATTTTAGAATTCTGACATTAAAGAAATAATGCTTCCTATAGGTATAAAAATAGAAAGAGAGGATTTTACTCACAAAAACAAAGGAACTGTTTCTGGTACAACTTTGTTTGGTTATTTACTTAGAAATGAAATAATATGTACCGACGCAAAAGAATTATCATTTTGTGAACTAAACGTGGACGATGTTGTTCTTGTTGATAAAGAACAATCAGAAATAGAACAAATAAAAGAACAATCTAAACAAATAGATAAAAAGAAATCAAAACTTAAAGCGCTTAAGAACTTATACGGAGGAAAAGGTCTTACTATGACTTCTGAACAAGGTGAATCTGTACTTAGAACAGAAGAAGAAGTAGTATCTTTTGAACAAAAAATTAAAGAATATTTTGATAAAGTGCTTGGTAAGAATGGAAATGTTGAATTTAGTAAAGAAGATAATGAATATTTAAGTCAATATCACGACAAAAACGTTTTGGCCGCATGTGGTATAGAAGTGATAAAAATGTCAAAATTCGCTCCAGACGATGCGATGTTTCATGAATCATTTCATAAAATATTAGAACTTATTGTACCAAATAAAACAAGAGAGTCTTTTTATGAAGCATATAGAAAAGAATATGGATATGGGTTATCTGAACGTGATGTAGCGGAAGGTCTTTGTGATGAATTTGTCGGTTATATAAATAACAGAAATTATTATAAAAACAAAGGTGGTGTTTGGAGTAAAATCGGGGCATGGTTTAAATTTATGACAAAAAACTTTGGTATCATGTATAAATACGGTTTAATTACAGGTATTAAAATGTTATCCGTATTTAGAGGTACACGTAAAGGTGAATATGCTAACAAAGAAATAACAGAAGATAAAAAGAAACGATTTAAAGAAAAGTTTGGAGATGTGTTGTATTATCAAGTTAAAAACAGAGAAACTGGTAATACAATGGAATTTGACAACATAACAAATTCTTCTGATCTTAGAGAAGTTGCTGAAGCAATTGCAACTATAATTCTTATGAGATCTGGTATAGAAGATTATAGCTTTGATGCAAGTAAATTAGTTGTTAATCGTATTACTCCAAGTTTATTATTGCAAGATCCATATACCAACGCTATTATATAGCAAAATATGGAAAGTGAAGATGATTTTACTTCAGGTGTGTTTAAAGAAATATTTGAAAGCAAAACAGTAGATGTTGCACGTAAAGGTGTTGATTATATTGATAAAGACGGAAATTTAAAGACTAAAGTAAATATAGAACAACAAGAAGTATATGAAAAGTTTAATATACTTATTCCATATATATCAGAATCAATTCAAAATATACTTACATCGTATGATGGTAAATTTAAAGAAGAAAAAGATGATTTAAACGAAGAGCCAGTTACTGATGAAACAAGAGCTATGCTTTCTAATATTGATAAATTTGATAGATCTTCTTTTGAATTTAGTAAACTTGATAGTGTTTCTAAGAAAGTAAAACTATTCTTCTCTACTATAATGTATCATGAAAAAGATCCTGATTATGATCGTTCGTATTATGAAAAACAATCAGAAAAAGATAAAGCTAAAAATCCATTATTCTTAGATGAAGAAGGAAATGCTCCATTTACTATAGCTACAAAATCTAGATTTATTGTTCCTAAATTTATGCCAATAAATGAAGTGTTTAATATTATAGTAAATGATTTAGGACATGTTGATAGTGTATAGGAACTATATGATGAACTTGAGAAAAAAGCTCATAAAAATCCTATGTATTATAAAGTATTTGAAAAATTTTATAATATTTATACAAATCAATATACTTTTGATGAAAACGGTAAATTAACAGGAATAAATTTTGATAATGAAGCATTTATTACATAGATATTTAATGCTATAAAAAGTCAAAGAATAGGTTTTTATATTGTTAAATCAGAAACAGATAGAAATGGAAATAAATCCACATCCTTGATAAGATCATAGTTTATACAAGATCAGATTCTTATACCGTCTAATTGGAACCAAAACTTATTAAACGGTGTTGTTGATATATTTAGTGATAGAAAAGATGATAATGGTAAATTATAGTTTAAAGAAAACGGTTTAAAAAATTTACAGCATATAATAGACACTTTATTAGAAATTAGTAATAATATAGGAAAAATTAGTGGTGTAGATGTAAAAATAGATGGAGAAACGTATAATTTTGATAATAGTGAAGACGTAGAAAGAATAAAAGATAAAATTATACAATTACTTAATGGTGTTGGTATAATGATATCTAAAGATGTTCTTGACTATAAGTTATTTACACAGTATGGAGAAAACGGAAAAGATGCTATAAACAGTTGGTTTAAATAGTCAGATCTTGCTACGTTTAATCCTTTTATACAGTGTTTAAGTGGTTTTATAAATAATGATAAAACAATAAATCAAGACAACGTAGAAAAAGGATATAAAGAAATAGGTTTTGTAAAAGATCTTGGAAACTGGCAAGGTAAATATAATAGTATTACTACTCAAGCGATGTCTTTAGGTCTTGATGGTAAAAAATTATATGGTGTATCACAAAATCATACTATTTCTCATATTACAAACCAATTAAACAAAGCTGTAGGAACAAGCGATAAAGGAGAATTTGTATCTACTTTAATGAATTTTAATTATACTAACATAAAAGACGAAACCGGTATGTCTGGTAGTATAATACTTAAAGCAATTAATAATTCTTCTACTGTTAGATTTAATCTTGGTACATATATAGGATTTAGAACAGACATGCCTGGAGATGTAGGAACAGAATTTAAATCTGAACCTGAGGTTGATGATTATGTAGCAAAAATGACAATGTTACAATCTGGTGCAATGGTATTTCCCACTCTTGCTGATAAAGGTACTTGGACATTCTTACAATTTGAAGGTGATTCTAATATTAAAATTCCAGGACTTACGTTCTATGATGTTAAAACAAAAGATGAATTAGGTAATGAAATTTTATCTCACAAAGTACGTAATTTACCAGAAATAAGACAATATATAGATAAAAATGGAAACTGGAATCATTATATTAAACCAGCAAATGAAGTTCTTGATTAGTTTATAGAATATGCTAAATGCGAAGTACTTGCTATACAGTAGTGTATGGAGGATTTAGGTTATAAAGAAATTCACGGATATACTAAGACAGGAAGACCTAAATTAGAAGAAACACAAAAAATATAGAATTATCATACTGGTAAAAACCCAAATGGTACTAGGTTCTTAAGTTTAACTAAACTTTTAGTTCCCACAATAGGAAGTGACGGTTAGATACATTTAAGTATTAAAAACTTAAATAAGATAAACGAAAAAGAAACTAACGAAGAGAATTCAAATAAAATGCTAAATATTGCCTATGAAAATTTCTTTAATAAAAGTATAGAAGAACAAAGAGAAATAATGGCGGCAACTTTACATATACAAAACGATTTAGCGTTAAAAAAAGCAATTAAACTTGGTCTTATAGATAAAAAAGGAGATGCTTATATAAATAAACATCTCAATCAACAGCAAATAAATGCTATAATTGATGCATATCAAAAGAAATTTGGTGATGCAAAAGTAGATCCTAAATTATTAAATAACATTGCAATAGAGACAATTCTTGGTGATGTTACTAATAGATCTATTATATCTTCTGAAGAATGTGAAAGAGTGTTTTCTGGGCATCCTGGTATGTTTAAAGTAAAATATGATAAAAATGGTAATATAAAAGATAGTACTGGTGACAAACAAAAGCGTATTGGTGGCATGGTTTCTACTGGTGACGATAACCGTAAATTTATGCCAGGAATAGGAGAAACTTATATTTGTGCTGAGTGTGATGATTATATTACTAGTAGTAAAGCAGATATATATCATAGAGTGAAAGAATTATTCTTAAATGGACAATTAAGAGAAGCATATGGAAACGAAATACAAAAAGATGTAATATCTGAACATAAAAAAGATGGTGAAAACGAAAATAATCTTGATTCTGAAGATTTAGAATTATATAAATCTAAACTTTCTAAAATATGGAATGATGCATATACATTAAGCTTAGATGAAATAAGAGCATCTCTTAAAAAAGAAGTAAAAGAAAAAGCAGAACATCTTGCAGAAGAATTTGCTAAAGCATATGATGGAGATATAAATGTTGCAGATGGTGCTGCATATATTACTGAAAAAATGTGTGCTAATCTTTTACGTAAACGTGGAGCATATACAGAAGAAGTAAGACAAGCATTTAAAGTGTTGAAAGATAAAACAAATCCTTGGATTAAACAATACGAAGCATATAAGAAGATATTTGAAGCAACAACAATGGTTACTACTAAATATACTGCTTATGGTATGAGAAGGTAGAATTGGGTTGATGAAAACGATATGACACACTATAGTAGTGTTGCTGTTCCTTATTATAACAAATTTGCTTTATTTCCATTATTTGATTGTATTGCTACTGGTAAAATGAAAGGAATATACGACAAAATGAAGAACGAAAAAGTAGATATGCTTTTTATGACTTCTGCTGTTAAAATTGGATCGCAAGGTGCTGTTGAATATAATGGTAATGAAATAGAAAAACCATTTAATAAATATGAACAAAGTTATGATTTTTTAAGAAGACAGCTTAATACAGATCCAGAAGAAGAACATAACATTGCTATAGGTACACAGATGATAAAGATCGTATTGTAGAATCTTAGGCTTTACCGAGATAATTATAAACTTGGTGACAAAAATATAACAGGAGAATAGCTTCGTGATAAGATAATGCATCATATAATTGAATTATCAAAATTAGGAACAGAAAAATTTAAAAACCGATTCTATGATAAAATAGAATATAAAAAAGAAGATGGTACTATAGATTATACTTATTAGTTAAGTTCTTCTAAAGTTTCTGATTATCTTAAAGAATAGCTTACATCAAGAAATGCAAACAGATCTATTATAGAAGCTATAGAAACTATTGGAGGAAAACAAGCTGCTCCTCTTGCAGCAACTACGAGTGCTTCTTGGATAGAAAGTATTATTATTTCTTCAGCCAATAAAGATATCATAGATATCATAACACCAGGTAATTCTTTTGTATAGCGTTCTGTATTTGCTATAGAAAATGAAGACGGAGAAGGTAAAATAGAGGGAGACAAAGAATCAAAATATTATAACGGACAAAAACTTTAGATGATAAATGAAGATGGTTCAATGGATGCTGTAATAAGTATAGATTATTTTGAAGATATATTACCTCCTGGTTTATCTTGGGAAGAACAAAGATAGTTCTTGATAGATAATGGAATAATTGGTCCTAAGTCTAAAGCAACCACAATAGGATATCGTATTCCTACACAGGCACAATCTTCTATACACGCTCTTAGATTTGTAGATGTAGTTCCTGCCATTAAATCTACTATTATATTACCACAAGAATTTACTAAGATTACTGGTTCAGATTTCGATATTGATCACCTTTATTTAGCTTCGTTTAATTATAAGCTTAAAAAGAACAAAGATGGTTCATATTGGATTAAAAAAGATTTTGAAGAAGGTACACAAGAGTATCATTAGAACGAAATGTTATCTTGTATGATGTCGTTGTTAAAAGATTATGAGAATTCGATGAATTCTTTATATAAATCTATCGATAATGATACAGAACTTGCAAAAAATATAGCAAATAAACTTCCAAGCGAAGAAACAAATCAAGATATGCCATATAATTTTGGAGCATTGCACGAGCAAGTTACAAGACGTAATGATTATATTACTGGTAAAACTGGTATTGGTCCGTTTGCGTTGAATGTAACAAGTAATATTTTAACATATTTGTTTGGTGTTAGTTTTAATCCAAAAAGAGAAATGTGTAAATATACTAGAATTGGTCGTCTTGATATGTCTATTGACATGGATGGAAACGCAATATCTTCTTGGATTTCTGCTTTTATTAATGCACACGTAGACATTGTAAAAGACCCTTGGGTTTCTAAATTAAATGTTAATCCGTATACTTATAATTTAATAAACTTATTGATTAGATCTGGATATGGAGAAAGTGCATTATGGTTCTGTATATAGCCAGTAATTAAAGCTATGGCAGAAGCTAATAATAATTTCTCTAGTAAATATACTAAGAGTAGAAAAGAGAAACATAAGAGAGATGCTGTTGTTCTTGAAGCTGCTAATCAAGTAATTGGAAAAGAATTATCTATTGCAAAGATAAAACAAGAGCTTGGAAGAAAAGTATGGCATAAAGACGAAACTGGGGATTCTTATTAGGTTAGATATGGTACATATTGCGTATTAAACGTATTTAATAAAATAGAACACGGAGAAAAACCAAATCAAGAAGAAGTATTATATGCGTTTTATGCTATTAAACCATATAGTGATGCATTAAGCAATCTCGTTAAATATACTAAAATTGATACACGCAAACAAGGTAAAACATTTATAGAAATACAAAGATATCTCGATTAGTATTTACGTATGTTCCACCATGAAACATCTTACGGTAAAAGAATAATAGATGAAAACCCAATTTGGGATATGAAGTCTTTAAATAATCTTATACAAGGAAGTTGGATAGAAAATAAAACAATTAATGGAATACTTGAACCACTAAATGTATTATCAAACCAAACATTTAACGGAAACAAAAATTTTGTAAATGCAATAATACATTTTTCTGATATACTTATAAATGATGATGAAGAAGAAAATACATCTAAATTCTTAAAATCATTGAGTCAATCTGCAATAACATAGATTAAATCTAAATTTATTACTGAATATGCTGAACAAAACGATATAGATATAAGAGGTTTGTTTGTTGGTCCAAAATCGATGGCTGTTAAATTAGACAGATTAAAATATTTAATATAGGTAAATGATAGGTTTAAGCATCTTATAAACAACGGTATAATAAATTCATTGGTAACTACTGTTACGGATTACGATAAGATAACTAAAAATAATGAAGTAGAATATCCAAGATTTGTTAAAACCATACGTAAGCTTGACGGTGGTGCAATAGAAGAAAACCCATTAATAGACTCATGGGAAGATTTATTAAACGATCCCGAAACTCAAAAATTCTCAAGATAGCTTGTTGTATATGCGTTTTTAACTTCTGGAGAAAGTAATAAAATGGGTACATTACTTAAATATTTACCACCTTCGTTTGTTCGTGGAGAATTAGCAAATAGTGTAGTTAATGAACGCGGTAGTTTTGCTGATTATATATATAATGTATTATCAAATAATCATGATATAAACGATATGTTAAATCTTGATGAAATTGTACAAAATAATTATACTGACTATAATTATGTACAAAGAACATAGATGACATATAAAGATGAAAATAATAAAGATCAAGACAGATTTATATTTATTAAAAATCCAAAAGATCCGTAGTCTCCATTAGTATTAATGAGTTAGGATAAAGAATTAACCGCTCCTTATATTACTATAGTAAAAGGAAATAAATATATAGATCCTGTACAATCTCTTAATTTATATAAAAACATTCCTTTTACTAATGTATATTTATTAATGCCAAAGAAAGGATATAGTGATAGAGAAGGTATTATATATGAATATGGAACATCGTTTGATTTTAAATTTAATAACGTTAATGGTTATACACAATATAATTTTGATAACGCATTTAGATATTTATAGGAATTCTTAAGATTATCTAATTCTCACGATTCCGAATATAATTACGATTTAGAACAATTAGATACTTTTTATGGAGCAATAGCAAATAGAATATTTAATAATGAAACTTCTATTGAACAAGCACACATTGATTATAAATTTGCATCTGAAAAAGCACATGAAAGAGAAGTTAAAGATACTCTTTCCGATAGAGCCCTTTCTGATACAATTAATAAATAGAATATTTAGACTGGTCAACAACAAACGGACGAACCTCGTGTAGTACAATCTAAGAGTAAAGAAGCTTATTCTGAACAACAGACTGTTTCTAATACAGAAAATAACCCAAACGCTTATACTATGACTAGTGGTGGCGCATATGGTGCTGATACAGCGTGGGATATGTATGCTAGAAAGTTTGGTATTACTAATATATTCCATTATAGAGATTCTAAAAACATTAAACTTTCTTCAAATCTCGAAAAACAAGGAGTAAAAGCATCTTCATTAACAGAAGAACAGATGGAATATGCAAGACAAGAAATGTCTAAATTGATAGGAAGACCTCTTAATGATAATGTACAAGATAATCTATAGGCAAGAAATTATTATTAGGTTACTAATGCCGATGCTATATTTGCAGTAGCTACAATATCTGGTAATTCTGTTAAAGGTGGTACAAATAATGCTATAACTGCTGCTAAATCTATGTAGAAACCTACACATGTATGGGATATTAACACAGAAAAATGGTATAAATACGATTACGATACTAATTCTTTTGTAGCTGAAGAGACACCTACTTTAACTGAGCGTTTTGCTGGTATTGGTAGTAGAGATATATAGAACTATCAAGTACTTAAAGATGGTAAATGGATATCTAGAGAACAATATGTAGGAGATGCTAAGAAGAAAGCTGCTTTTAATGCTATACGTGAAGTGTTTGAAAAGACTTTTGGTAAATCTGCTGTTCAGAAACAATAGACAAATCAATCAAATACAAGATAGGTATATACAGGTAAAATAGAAAGTCTTAAACCCAATCAAGTATTTGTATTTGGGTCTAATACTCAAGGCAGACACGGTAAAGGTGCAGCGTTAACAGCTAGAAGTAAGTTTGGTGCTATATATGGACAAGCAGAAGGACCACAAGGCCAATCTTATGCAATAATTACAAAAGATTTAACTAAACAAACTCATCCATCTAGAACTCCTGAACAAATAAAAGAACAAATACACAAATTGTATGAATTTGCTAGACAGAATACAGATAAACAATTCTTAGTTGCGTATTCCGGGATCGGACAAAATTTAAACGCATATTCTAATGAAGAAATGGCAAGTATGTTTGCTAGTGAAAACATACCTTCTAACGTTGTATTCGAAAAAGAATTTAATAATTTAGTTAATTCTGCTCAACAACCTACAATTACTACAGAAACACCAAAACAGAATCAGTTAAAAACATCTGTAACTTATACTCCGAAAGGTAAAACTAAACAAACATATGAAGTAAAAGAAGATAGTACTGGTATACATATATTTAATAAAGACGGTAAAGAAGTATTTATAGAAAAAGGTACTGCTGATAGAAATAAGATTATAGCTAATTATAAGTGGTAGAACGGAGATGCTGTTGTGGTAGAACACGGAGGTCATGAATATATAGCAATGAGATCTGGCAATAGACGTGTTGTAATACAAAGAATTACCGGAAAGACTAAAAAGTTTGGAGAAAATGACATAGAACGTCAAGAAATAATAGATAAAGCTAACAAGAAGTTCTCAGAAAAAGATGCAGCTAATAATATGCAATCTACTATTAGTGAACTCGATAAGCTTGGAGAACAACGTAAAAAAGATTGTGAATAATGAATTGTATAAATTTTAAAAATCTAGAAGTTGCAGCTCTTCTGTAGGAATATACTGAGATACTTAGTAGTGAAAATGCTGCATATTATGTTATAGCCGAGAATAATGGTTATGGTTTAGATAAGGCCCCTAACGGGGCCGATTCTAAGCTATTTAAAGCATTATTAGACGGTCTAAATGGCGATAGAGCTAAAGCTATATAGGAAAAGTCTAAAGTGTATTCAAAGAGCTTTAGGAATTGGTTTGGCGATTGGATATCTGATGATAAAACTAATGTATCTAAAGTTGTAGATTAGAACGAAGAACCGTTGATTGTATATCACGGAACCAATTTTGATTTTGATACATATGATATAAATGAATCAGATGACAGATTATCTATATTTACAACAGATGTAAAATCTATTGCAGATTCTTATATGAACGATATAAGAGATTATATAACTCCGCCCGATATGATTTATGACGAATCTGAAGTTTCTCATAATGTATTAGATTAGATGAGGGATCACTACGAAGAAATTATAGAAACCCAACAAAATAAATCTATGGTGTTATTTGAAACTATAAAAAATCCTTTAATTGTTGACGCAAATGGTCATGGTTATGATGAAATTCCGTATGGTCCAAATAAAGATTATTGGTCTATTAGACAGTTGGCAAATTTGGCAAAAACTGAAGATTACGATGGTGTTATAATTAAAAATTTAAAGGATGCTGGTTCTGCTAAAGTGGTTCCTGCTACTATATATATAGCGTTTAATCCAAATCAGATAAAATCAGCATTATATAATGAAGGTGCATTTTCTACTAAAGATGATAATATATATCACAGTTTAGGAGAAATAAATGAAGACGTTATATCATAGATGTCATAGTTAGCTACTAGACATAGCAACGGTGTATGGACTACTGAAGACTCTGAAGATAAAATAAATAGTATATTTGAAGCTGCTAAATCTAATGGTTATAGAGTACGTTTATTAAATAAATGGAAAAATGATAATATACAACCATTTGTTTTACAATATGTAGGTGAAGGTTTCTCTGAAAAAACATCTAAAAAAGATAAAGAAGTTATAGGAACATATTTAAATTATCTAAAAGATGTGTTTCCAGAAATTAATATAGAGTGGGTACAACAAAACGAATTCTTTGATAAATGGGTTACCGAAGAACATATAAACGCTGAAGCAAATTCATTTGTAAAAGATGGTACTATATACTTAATCGAAGGTAGAGTTACTGCTGAAATTGCAATAGAAGAGTTTTTACACCCGTTAATTACTTCTATGTAGTATGATAACACTATGGCTTTTAATAATCTTTTAAAAGATGCTTTAAAGAATTATAAATCTTTGGTAAAAGATATACAAAAACGTTATAAAGGTTTTTCTAAAGAAGATATAGATAATGAAATTGTAACACAAACACTTACTAAAATAGTAAAGAAACGCTATGATACTCTTACTAAAGAAGAACGTAAAATCGAAACATAGTTCTTATCTTGGATTATTACTAAATTCAAAGAAATAGGTAGAAAGATTGCTGCAAGTTTTGTTAATATAAACAAAAATATAAAACTTAAAGATTTAGCTGAACTTATTACTTCAGAACAAGTATAGATATATTTATCTGATAAATCTAAAAAAGATATTAAATATAATCTTCCTGGTCAATAGATCTATAATATAAAACATGCTTATTCTATAAAACATTTTAATGATTTAGAAGAGCAATTGTCTTATGATATGTTAAAATTGTTTTCTAAAATGTATAATAAGTATAACAATGTACAAAAGAAAACAAAAAGTCAACAAAGAATATAGGATAAAATCTATGAAAATTATCAAGATCTAAAAACTAAACACGATAAAGAATCTTTAAGAATTGGTTTAATGTTTGCTCAAGATAGATTGGGAAGTATTAATCAAACCAGAGAGGAAAGAAAAGGTACTATTTTAGGATTTTTTGATGATATAATACAACCAGATGGAACATTTAAAGGAATAACCGATAAACAATTATTTGATTTGTGGGATAATGCGTTGTCTTATTTACAAGAAATACACAAATTAATTGGTGATGCTAGATTAAATCATAGTAATAATCATTGGTCTGATAAAGATCTAAGAGACAGATCTTATGATTTGTAGATTAGTATAGATTAGGCTATTGCTTATTGGAGATCTGCATTATTATAGGTTACTGATAAAATCATAGACGATCTTGTTGATAAGTGGTATACAATAGATAATACTACACGAAAAGAAAAAGTAAAAGAAAACGCTAAAGATTGGTTACATAAAAACGCTGTACATTCTGATATTTCTAATATCTCTAAATGGTTTAGTAATTATTCTTATTCTGAGAATCCGGTTATAAAACTTGCTTTCTAGGTTATACAAGAAGCTAATTATAGAGCAAATAAACAGTCTATAGAAATATAGAACGACGTCATGAATTTGTATAAAGAAGCAAAACCTTTAGGAAATTCTTGGAGACCTGGAAGTTGGGAAAAGGTATTTATGGAATATGATAGACTTGGTAATCCTACTGGAAATTTTGTAAGACCTATAAATTATGGTTAGTATAATATCGATAGGTGTGAATTTATGGACAGACTTAAAGAAGAATTTGAAAACAAATATGGATTTTTCTATTATGAAAACGATGCCGGTGTTGTTATCAGATCTGGAAGTCAATATCCTGCTGAAAACGAAGAATGGGAATACGATGAAGAAGGAAAACCTGTGCAACCTCCGTATGTAGAATGGTTACTTAAAATTGAAGAATGGGAATGTAAACATGCTAATAAACGATATACGTTAGAGTACTATAAAGAACGTTTATCTATTCCGTATGATGGAAGTACTGATGAATATGGTAATTATAATATTTATGCTTCTAAAGGACACGGCTTATCATTAAAAACACTTACTAGATATAATCGTATATAGTCTAATATAAATTATTATCTTGATAAATGTACAGATAAAAACGGTTTTGCTAAACCAGAAGAATTAGAACCTTCTGATAAAATATCTCTTGATAGTTGGAAAACTAAATTAGAAGAATTATCTAATCCATATACAGAAGAAGGAGAATTAAAATCAGACGAAGATGTAAAATGTGCTCTTGAAATACAAGCTTGGTAGAATTTTATTGGTGAAAAAACTAATAAAAGTATAGATAGATAGAAATTCGATAAAGAAATTAATAGAATTATTGCAACAGCATAGAATGAATATATACAAAGTCTTAATCATCCAATATAGCCTGGATCTTAGGAAGAACGTAATATGTAGATACATGTTAACTTAAAATTACAAGAATTTTATAAATATAACACAAGAAGACAGATAGATCCAGATTATTTTGATCAAACTTTTGGTAGATTTACTAGATATAAAGAATATAGTGATGACGATAGTTTAAAAAACGAAGCTATAAAAGCAAGTTATTTTTAGTCAGCACTTAAAAGTAGTATGCATACTTATGATGCATTTACTAGAGATTTATCAAAATTCATAAACAATCCTTAGTTCTTTATTGATGCTAGAAACAGAGATGAAATTATAAATAGAGGTGTAAAAACAAGAAATGTTTCTATAGAAGAAGGAGATAGTTTCTTTAAGATGTTTACATAGAAATATAAAACTTCTCCAACTTTATACATTGAAAAGGAAGTTGGTCCAGATAGAGTAACACGATATATTCTTATAGATAAACTTACTGGAGAAAGATACTATTCTGGAGATACATCTAAGACCAGAATTCCTATGACTGCATATGAATATGTATAGAAAAAATATGTAGAAGAAGCATTATAGACAGGATTTATACATAATTTAACTGATGCTAACGGAGTTCCGATTAGTTTTGAAGGTAAAACACAAACACAAATAATAAACTGGTTGGATGAACATTTATTTAGATATACTCGTGAATATTACGACGAAAATGGTAATAAACAATATGAACCAGACGTATTAATTGGTGTTTTCTCATAGATGGAACCATCAGAATAGGAATTTATTTCTAACGACGGTACAAAAAGAAAAACGGTTGATTATATTCCAATAGGAAGTAGATTTTCAGAATCTTATGGTGAATATTATAATTCAGAATATGATCATTCTGATCCTAATGGAGTATAGCCAAAGAAAGAATATTATGAAAACAAAGATTATTATAAAATGGCTGAAAATAACGAACAAAAAGCTCTTTATGATAAACTTATAAATGTAATGAAACAATCTTTAGCTATAGTTCAACCAAATTCTGGTCAATATCAATATTTCTTACCGCAAATAGAAGGAAATACAATGTCTATTCTTTCTCGTTGTAATTTATTAAACTCTAAATCACGAGGTAAAACATGGAACTATTTGATGAATGCTGCATTTGGTATGCAACAAAACGATTATGAATATATACGTTTATAGAGCGATGTAAAGAATGCAGATGGAACAAACATGTATCATGTTCCAATAAGATTTTTAAGAAAACTTGATGATCCTTCTTCTATAACATCACACATTACAGAAGCAGTACTTGCATTTGCTGATATGGCTAATTTATTTAAAGAAAAAACACAAGTGTTACCATAGCTTTCTTTATTATAGAATGCTTTAGCTCCTAAAAATAGAGAATAGACTGTTGATCGTATTTATGCAAATAATAGTGTAAATTCTTGGGAAGCATTTAATAATATGATGAAAACTCATATGTTTGAAAGAGTAAACGATACAAGTGAATCTGAGAGCTTGTCTGCTAAAAAAAGCAAATTAAACTCTGTCGGAGCATAGAAAATGACTATAAGAATTAAAACTATGCTGTAGTTAAGAATGCTTGGATTTAATTTTACAGCAGCAATAACTGGTGGACTTGATTCTTTCTTTAAATTTTTCAGACAGTCTCTTTTAATGAAATATAATGGACCAAGAGATTTCTTTGCTGCTATAGCTGACGTATTAAATCCATATGAACTTACATAGATATTTAGAAGTTGCGGTACTCCAGTTCCCACATCTAAACTTGTTGCATTAATGTAGTTAAACAGTATGAAACATTCGTTTAGAGATAGAATTAGTATGTTAAATCACGGTAAATTATCTCATTATGTAAATCCTACAAACTGGTTAATGGATTCATTTTCTGCGTTTGATTATGTAAACACAGCGTTAGTGTTAAGAGCATTTTATAACGGAAGTAGATTATATACCGGTCCATATGTAAAACCTGGATTTTATACAAGACACGAATTAGTTGCTGCGTTTAAAAATAGTGGATTTAGTGGTATTTCTGCAAGAAAAGCACATTTGTTGTGTAAAAAAACAATGTGGGATGCATACGGTTTTAAAAACGGAAAGTTATATATAAAACCAGAATATGAAAAATATTTAACTGACGATAAGGCAACACGTATATATACCAAAACACAATTAAGATCAGCATTATATAATGGTATGCAACCAGAAAACGATACTCCTTATTTTCAAACACAATGGTGGGGAAAATGGATATTTTCTATACGTAATTGGATGTTACAAACAATTCAACAGTGGACCACTCATGGAGATGATTATACTTTATATAATGTAAAAGAAAAAGAAAATTATAAACTTAAAGGTAATGTGTTTAGGAAAAGTATAAAATATATTGCTGAAAGAGTTGATGATATGCTTAGCGATAATCCTTAGTTCCGTAAAAATATATCTTTTAATGTTGCTACTGGAGAATATAATGATTAGATTCTTTATGAAGTAGCAAGATTTTGTTTAAGAATATTACACAATGCGTATTATTTATTTACTTTTTAGTGGAAAAAACTTGATATAATGAATTCTGTATCAAGAAATGCAATATGTAAAACTATAATAGATGCTGCATTCTTATATGGTCAAATAATGGCTTGTGTAGAAGCACATAATTCTTTAAAAATGGAAACAGAAGCCAAACCTGCACCATCTGGATTTGTTACTTCAACAGGAGAAAGAAGTTCTAATATAATAGATTTCTCTCCAAATGCTTGGATACAAAACGGAGAGTATAGATATACTACTAATTTATTGCAAACACGTTTAATTGGTGGTACTATGGATGAAATGTCACCATATGCTGTATATGACTTAGTAAAAACTGCTATTGCTATATCTTCTGGTGCTGAAACATTTGGGCAAGGTGCTGCAGGATTAATGTAGAATGCTGCTTATGCAATAAATCCAGATTTATTCTCATTCGCAGTAGATGGTAGTGAAATAGTTAAACAGGGTGCTTATAGAGGAGAATCTATTTAGGTTAAAAATTTAGCATATTTAATAAGCCCTCTCAAGAATCTTCATTCTACTTTTGCACCAAACGGAGCATCATAGACTGATGTTTTCTATCAAAATTAGTATAAATATTTATTTACTATTACTGGTAATCATATATTAAAAACAGAAGAAGCTAAACAAGAATTAAAATATATAAAACATCCAGGATTAAGAGAAAGATACGAAAGAATATAGGAAAGAAAAGAAAGGATGCAAGAACGTATACAAGAAAGAAAAGATAGAGCTGAAGAAAGAAGATCTAGAAGAAATATATAATTAAAATTATTTTTAATTTGCCTAGATTATTCTTATTCTATATATAAAACAAAAAAATAAGGGAGACAACCTATATTAGGCTGCCTCCCTTTTATTGTATGTAATACCTTCGTGTAAATATTCAACTAATGTTTTTTGCGTATCTGTTTCTGGAATTATCTTTTCTCTATTGTACGTTAGACATCCACAGTTAGACAATATATAATCTACGAATTTATCGTCGATACCCCAAAACTTTAATATTGTCTTTAAACTATTTGAATCTAACGTACATATATTAGAATCAGTTATTTTTTTTACTAATTCTGATTTAGCGAAACTATAAATTATAAAAGGATTCCCGTTTATTATTTTAGTATGCACTGAAATAATTCCTGGTTGTCTACTCAAATTAATACTTCGTGTTTTTGACGCATCTGTACTTATATTTGACTTAAACATTAAATAAATCCCTTTATAGTTTTTATATTTGTCCATATCGAATGTATACAAATCTATAAAACCTGCATCTTCGGTATAATCATTTTTTGTTGTTTTGTCCGCGATTAAAGGTATTAATATTTTTGCAAGTTTACTCATCTTCTAAATTTAGAGTTTCTATACCATTATTTAAATAGTACTCTTTACTGTGTTCCCATAAATTATTTTCAATATGCCAACTAATTTTTCCTAAAGAGTTCCAAATACAATCACTTCGTGTATGTATAAAACGCCACGGTATATTAAAAACTCTTACTGAGAAATCAGTTTGCGTATCTATAGCAACTATATTAAAGTTAAAGTCCCAATATAATGGTTCTTGCTTTAATTCGTTTTCTATATACCATTCTGCAGCCAACTTATAATAACATAATTGTCTTAAGTAATCATATGTTTTAATGCTTTCCTCAAATTTATACAATTTTGATGTGGTTTTCAAGTCTGATATTGTACATACTTTTTTATCATAATCAAACTGTATTATATCAAGTAACGATTTACAATTTACGTTTTCCCATTGCCAATTTATATGAAATTCATGAAATGTTTCTACATTATCATGTTTTCCTACTGTAGTAATGATATTTTTTGCGGCTTCATGCTTTTTTATATTTTCTTTTATTTTTTGAAGCATATACATATCATAATCTGTAATTATCGTTTTCTTATTTTCTTTGATAAAAGCTATATAATCTCTTAATTTAAATGCTAATTTTAAGCTTTCTGACAGTATTTTATCTTCTGTCTTTCCAGCTGTGCTATAAGCCTTCTTATATGCCTCTAAAACGGCTTTATTTGGCTCTATCTCGGTACTCTCTACTATGGCTTGACAAAAGGTTCTCTGTTGTTCTGAAGCAGGTTTTGCTTTACTCCATAATGTATAATGAGTATCGAATATTTCTGGCTGTAAAAGGTATTCATGAATCATGGTTCCACGTTCAAGAGTACTATTCTTTTCGTCTGGTATTAATCCAGATAGTTTTTTATACAAATAGAGTGGTCCATGTTTTAAGAACCACCCTATTGCACTATTGGATATTCTTGTGTTATCCTCGTAATATGGTATTGTTATATTCATTTATTTAATTTTATATAAATTCATGTCATTAAACAACTCCATTAAATCATCGTTTGGATATTCATTTATTTCTTCAGAAAAAGATACAATATTATCAAACGATTTACACTCAAAATTATCAATAATAAAATTAACAACATCATCTACTTTAGTAGCGTCGTTAATATAATCTTTTATAATAAGAGTTATTGTTTCTTTATCTAATTCATTAAATTTCTTCCAATAACGAATACGAGAACAACGGTTCATAAGATTCTCGTTTAAACAATTTGTTTCATTAGCTGTGAATATAATTAAGTGTTTTCCTACTGTGTTTATACCGTCAAGTAATGATAACAGTTCGTTTCCGTTAAGTATGTTTGTGTACTTATCTATTTCATCAAACAAAATACATGTTGATGTATCTCCAAGCATTTCAAACAACTTATTTAGGTATCCACGATAAAAATCGTCACCTATTTTTATAATTGGTAATTTTGCTTCTGTAGCGATACATTTACAAGTCATTGTCTTACCAGATCCTTTTACTCCAGTAAGCATAACACCTGTAAATCCTTTCTCTGATTTATTAAATCGAGATATTACACGATCTTTAAATCTATCGTCTTTTTTTGTTGAATATATTTTAGTAGGAATAGATAAATCTGCTCCGATTGTTAAAAATACTTCATCTTCGAATCTATCTACTTTAGCAGTATATGTTACTCCTGGTACTAATTCATAATCAAAAGACTTATCTGCTTTCTTAAGCACTTTATCACCAACTTTTAAAAAACTTTTCATGCTGCTTTCTTTATATCTTCAACCATTTCGTTAACTTGTTTTTGGTTTCTTACAAGATAACATTTTTGGTTGCTTTTGTGTCGTTTTAAATAATATTTAAATAGTTTATATCTTAATGGAAAAGAATCTCCTATTAATCCTTTACATTCTACAATGAATTTCTTTTTATTATAGATTCCTATAAAATCAGGAAGATAAGTTATAGGACGTATTTTCTCTCCCATGTACTCGAACTTGTTTAAAAGAGTGAAATGCTTTGGCTCATACTTTACGCTGATACCAGCTTGTGTAAGAGCTTCATAAGTATAACATTCGAGTTTAGACTTAAAGTCTATGCCATACTTACTGACTTTAGTCGCATTTCTAACTCTTCCTTTACTGCTACTTAACTTCATATGAAATTAAGATTAGGTTCTCTACTCTTTGTCTTCACAGATAGAGTAAAATCAAAAGTTAAAATGGCAAATCCATTTCTTTGGTTTATTTCTTTAAAGTGTTGTCTATCCATTTTTTTATTACATCAAATCCGTTTAACATTACGGCATCAGATATATCTTTAGCTTTAAATTTCTTATTAACAAAGAAAGCTTTAAATTTATATTTTTTACTAAACTTTCTTGCTCGTTCCATACCTGTTTTATCCCTATCGAATAAGATATAAACATCTTTAAAATCTTTAGTTATAAAAGGTAATATTTCAGTAGGAATAAATGTTGTTTCACTACTTGGAGATATTGCTGCATAACCCATTTCGTGAAGTACCATTACATCTTTTAAAGATTTAGTAATTATAAGAATATCTTTCATGGTATCTAATTGTTTTAGACCCTGGATATCGTCATTACTTAAATTAGTACGCCATTTTGTATATTTGCTTGCTAAAGGTCGATATATTTTAAATTTATCTCCTACTTTATAAGCATACATTGGGCTTTTGTCGTTATATATTCCTCGTACAACATCATTTTGTAAATAGTATTTTATACTAAATACATCATATAAACGTAATGTATCTAAGCTTATTCCGAACTTAGACCAATAATTTATATCTATATCCGTCCAATCTTGACGTACTATACCTATTTTCGTATGATTATATGTATTATAGTGATTAGTAGCAATATTGGACGGATTTACGTATTTTCGTATTCTTAATAACGTTCTTGTAACTTTTTCAATACTATTTGTATTTTCCATAAGTTTTATAAACGTTATAATATTTCCTGACTGACCTGAACCATGATCTTTAAACAAAAGATCTCCACTTCTTGCTGGAAAAATAGCAAAACTTGGATTTTTATCTGTATTTCTAAGAGGACTATTATATAGCTTTCCTACCTGGAACTTACCCATATAATATGCATAAATATCATAATCACTCAAAGTTTGACGTATGTCATTAAGACTTAATGTAATTGCATTTTCTGTACTGTACATAAATCTTAATAAATTAAGCATCGTTAGTAGTCCGTAGGAGAATCGAACTCCTCTTTAGAGAATGAAAATCTCTCGTCCTAACCGATAGACGAACGGACCATAAGGGGGAGAATAATCTCCCCCGGGGCTGTTGGAACAGCCGTTCCACCATTACCTTTTTGTTAGAAAGGTAAATCGTTTGCGTTATCTGTTGCAGTAACCGGAGTGCTTGTTACAGCAAGCGGGTCGTTTTTAGGCTCTACATCAGCCTTTACGATTCGTTCAAGAGCATCTTTCTTGAATAATTTAATCTGCGATGGATTAACGCTCATTGGTTCTACATATATTCCATTAGGAGACACTCGTGTGAATCCTTTATTGTCATATATTACTTTTAAACGCAATGGTTTCTTTAATGAAATAAATGGAGTAAGAGTGTTCTTAACCCAGTTAATCATTTCTGCAAAACTGTTAAGTTCTACTTCTGGTCGTGTTTCAAAGAAACAATCAAACAGTAATAAAATCTTACCAAATTGTGCATTATCACGTTTCTGAAGTTCTTCATCAGTAGTGATCCACTGATTCTTTTCGTTTTTCCATTCTGTGAACTCTGCAGTTTGTCCTTGCTCGTTCTCGAATGTTATACGAAGGAAATCTTTACCTGTTGGAGATTTCTCGGCAGTGATTTCCTTAAGTGTTATATTTTCATTTATACCGACTGGCATATATGAGGAATTAAACTCCTCATTATTATTTATAGCGTTTTTTGTATTATACATAGTTCTGTTTGTTAGTTTTAGTCTTTATTTTTGTCAATAGATTTAGTAATGATAGATATACGGTTTTCAATAGAAGTTAATATTTTATCTATATCTGCTGTATTCTCAAATGCAGTAGTATCGTTGATTTTATTATCAAAAACATACTCATTATATTCATCATTTATTTCTTTTGCTTTTTGTAAAGTGGCTTGTAGCTCTTTTAAAAATTCTAACTCTTTGTTCATTACTTATATATTTTATCCCAATGTGTTGTTATTGTACCATCTTCATTTCCTGTTGCTATTATGATATCTTGACCTCTAAGGTGTGGTGCACGAGCTTCTTTAATAGTTCCATCTCCACCTTTGAAACTTATATGAGTTTCATTTCCTTTTCGGTAAATATATCCAACAGCATCGGATTCTCCACATATTATTCCTCCAAGCTTTCCTACAAGATCTATTGCCATTTCTGACAGTTCTTGTCCATTTTGTTCTATTTGTACATCTTTTACATGTCCAATTAGAATAAATTCATCACATAGTTCTTTAAACATATCTATTACTTTTCTAACAGCTTGTCTTAAGTATAAATAACCAGAACCGTTTGGAAGTGTTCTTATATCATCACCATCATATTTTTTGCCTAATGGTGTTTTCTTATAAAGAATTTTTGCATAATCTAAGCACATTTCTTCTAAACGAGTTGCGTTATCTATTGTTATGTGAGTATAAAAGCTTTTTCCAACCTCTTCATTTTTTTGCCTAATTGCTTGAGCAATGTTTCCGAGATCGTTAATGTTTCTGGCTTGTACAGCCATAGCATCTATAAATGTAGATCCTCCTTCAAGGTCTATGATTAGGTTATTTTCTAATTGTGCTACTGCAGAAGTCTTTCCTGCTTTAGGTCGACCGTACAGTATTAGAAATTTTGGGTTTACAGAAACCGCTGGTATTTTGCTTGTCGGTAGTATAAAACCTTCCATGCGTTATACGTCTATTATTTGTTGGTTTATTTCTTTATTTTAATTGCGAGATCGATGATAATCTGCTTCTTCTTAGGCTCAGTTGCCTCGTAAAAGAGATTGTTGAGATCAAACAGATCGTAACCAATCTGAATCTCATCATCAAAGATTCGTACCGGAGTTCCATCCGGAAGCTCAAAGTCGTAAATATCCTTCTCAATCATGTTATTCTTATAACCAAGAATAATCTTGCAAGCCTCGTCAAATGACATTGTATGCTTATTAAAGAAGCTTGGAATAGTAGTCTTTCCATAGAAATCAAATGTAATAGGAATTTCAATTGTTTTCTTTTCCTTCTTAGGTGTATTCTTGTTTAAATAAGGTGCAAAGTTAAGAATCTTCTCAGCAAGCTCCTTATTCATGATGTTCTGTGCACTATTGCTCTTTGTAGGATTATTACTTGTATTGTTTGTTGTACTCTTAAAAATGTATGTCTTCATAATTGTCAGCCTTTCTATTATATCTTCACAGATTATGTCTCTATGAAGTTATTATGTGCTAAGTCATTCTCAAATTCTAGGATACAAGGTTTTCCAGCATCTCTATTTTTTAATAGATGCATATAAATCTTGTTTTTTGTAGGTAAACGATTTGGACCATATTCCATTATTTGTAATAGTTCTGGTCTGTGTATGACGAATACATAATCGCTTGCTTGAAACATAGCATCTGATGAAGACAAGTCACTACGCATTGGATAATGCGATGATGGATTGTTTATACGTTCTGGAGCTTCTATATTACGATTTAATTGAGATATTTGAATTATGCTAGTTTTAGGCAATTTTTTTATCCCAATAAAAGCGTTTTCAAGTTCTGACACAGTGTCTATTGTACTACCAATTTTCTTTGTTAAAAGAGTATGATCGTAAAATATAACAAAGTGACATTTTTTATTTTTTACAAACTCGTCATAAAAACTCCTTATTGTAGCTTCTACTTGTGCTGGAGTTCCTGGTGTATCTACAAAGTAGATAGGGTAATCTCTCAGCTGATTGGAAACATCGATAACTTTTTTCAGAGTACTGTCATCGAGGTCGCTATTCGCACTATACAAATCAGAAGTCGTAATCTTGAGCTTATTTGATAACGTTCTTCCAATTTGCCTAAATCCAACCATTTCTAATGAGAACACAAGTATAACTATTTGTTCTTTTTTATTCAAATCAATTATATCTGATGTGATTAGGTTCGCAAAGGAACTTTTACCACTACCAGAAATTCCAGATATTGTGTATATAGTATTTGGTTCAATACCACCCATACACACATTGTTAAACTTATTCCAACGTGTAGTTAATGAAGTTATATTTTTAGTTTTTCTACCTTCTATATATGTTATTGCTTCATCTACTACAACAGACATTGGACGTATGCTTAGATTATATGATATCTTGTCCATATGCATCTGTTTGTTGGTTATCTAACATCTCTTGTTCAGATTCTTCCCATGTATGATCTACTAACCATCGCCACATAGTTTTCATGTAACCTATTTTACCAACTTTAGTCTTTTTTTCTATTTCAAATTTTAAACAATCATTTATATGAATTGCCATTAGTTCGCTATTATTGACTATATTTTTGTACATTACTTTGCACTTATTTACGTTGGTTCGTAAGTATGACTTTGTACCGTCTGGTCGTGTTACATATACAGGATACATATTAAAAAACAGATCGAAGTAATCTTTATCAGGTTTGATAAAGTCTTTAAGCTTTTCGGTCGGTAAATAATGTATTCCATGAGGTCTCTCTATTGACTCTACGAGATTCTGTTCAAGTAAGTATGCTATTTCGTCGTCTTGCATTTGGCTGACTAACATGCGGACGTCTTGATTACTTTTCTGATTTCTATCCAATAGCAAACTTAGGAATAATAATTGATTTGAATTGATTTTTTCTGCAGCTCCGAAGAGCTTGGTGTTTACTTCTATTATCATTTCTTATACTCAAAGGTTACCGAATTGATTAAATAGATCAAGTTGAACGGTACGTAATTCTGTTATAATTTTATTTGCCTCCGATATATAATACCGGTAATTTATATTTTTATTTTTTATGTCTAAGTTATCTAACTTATTCATAATTGTTACACCAGATTTAGTCAGCATATTAAAATACTGTCTTGTACCGTCATTGTTTTCTTTATATTTATATAGATATGCTCCATTAGTACTTGCATAGAATCTATTTATTCGTTGTATACGTTTGTCTTTGTATTCAACTTTAAAATCCTTTGATACACGTTGTCCTATAAAGAATTCACGTATATCAGTGCAAGTAGTTATTGTCTGTTCTACAGGAATGTTGTTAATGAAATAATTCATTACTGCTTTAGGTATAATAGTCGGAGCTAACCCTTTACCTAATTTAGTTTCATCTATAAACATTCCTTTCTTTTCTATCAGTTTTGGGTCATGTGATAGTCCATAACCTTCGAGTATCCCAAAATAATCGTTTCCTGCGTACTGAAAAAACGCTTCATAACATCCTACTTCAAAATTAAGCTGTGTGATGTTTTCGACATCATGAATAGCATCTTGGACTGCATTCTGATTTGACTTTTTACAAATGTACATTACACCATCAGTATTGACTTGTACTATCTTACAGTCAATATTTAATAGGCGTTCAACTAACATCAACAATATCAATTGACCGTTAATACGAATACGAAAGACATTGAATGGGTCGTACATCCAGCTTACTTCTTGTTGCATTTTACCTGTTACAGAGTTTAATGTCAGTTTTAACGTTTCATTTTTAAACTTCTGCCCGTTATGTTTCGCATCAACACGTTGGTTGTATATATTTTCATACATCTTGCGAAATTTTTCACCTAAATGTTTTGGTTGTAAATGATGTTTTATTAATAAACTAGGATACATACTTGTTACGTCTGCATGCCCAATTATTTCATCATTTTTAGGTCTGAAAATCTCCGGTTTGTGTAGACTATGGATTCCACCTATACCTACCGAATATTCCACATTTGAGAGCACAAACTGCTTCTCATAGCTTTTTCTTTCTTTAGAAGATACAACACGCGATTTCATATCTTCTAAAATTTCTTTGAGTTTTGGGTTCTCAAATTTTATGAATGGTAATATTACATCCTTTAAAGGAATCATATCCATTGGAGAACGCATTGACTCTAATACTTTCTTAGGAATTTTTGTTTCTTTTATGTAGAAAGTTTCAAGTAATGTTTCTCCAATTTTTACACCATCCATTGAATAGGCATTAATACCATATTCTTCCTCTATCCATTCGCGTACTTCCAAATCCTTTTTACAGCGGTTGAGGAGTTCCTCTGTTGAAAGTACATCGTTTATGTTATACTCAATCATAGTATCTATATCATTTTCATTAATATACGATGTAAAGTCTCCTTCATATTCGTATACATTCTGATAATGCATTGTAAGCTGCATTTCTTTCAATCCTACACGTAATTTCTTACTTGCTAACATTGAAAGTAAATCAATAGATTTAAAATAATGAGCATATTTGAAGTGTTTTAATAGGTAACTTGGCTCATCGTTTTCTTTAATAATGAGCTGTGACATATTAAATAAGGACTTACAAATATCCCAATAGCTTAGATGAATCATACTATCTCGATATTCCATTATGTAATTTATAAATAAATCATCATAATGATGATTATTATATCCTACAAAAATGGCGTCACTTTTAAAATAGTCACATATTTTGTCTAATTCAAATTTTCTACAAGATACCTCAAATTTGTATATTTTATTGTTTTCTGTATCTTTTGAAGTTATGTGAAAACAATTTGGGAAAATTTCTACATCATATACATGTAGATTTTTATTCTTGAGTTTCATAGTGCTTCAAATCAAATTTAAATTGATATTTCTTGTTATACAAGCGTTTTATGTTAAACTATTGAAGCTGTTTGAATTTATGCTGCGTTTGCATATTCAAACTTAAACGGTACTGTTATATTTCCAGCAATATGAACCTTTAGGTTCTTTACGAAGTTCTTATATTGATGTTCGTACATTAATCTAGAAGGTCGTCTTGTTGTGTGGAAATCTAACAATTGTTTTGTTATAACTCCGTTTTGTACCGAAATCTTATATAAATCTGTTCTACGATAGTCATTATCGTAAGATTTATCTTTGTTTGTCATATAATTTAACGTTTTGTTTACAAAATCGGTTTCAGCTTTATTCAACGACTCGTGGTTCTTAGAATAAACTGTTACTATTTTTGTAAATGGATAAGACGGATCCTGTTTTGTTATTGATACCTGATAATATGTTTTTGCCTGCTTTTTATTATATATAATTAGCAGATTTGTACAAATCCTTGAATATGTGTCGCGACGTAACTTCTTGTGATGTTCTACAAGCGCTATCTTGTCAGCAGGTTTCATACTCTCTGGTGGTATCGGTGTAGGATTATTCTTATCCCACTTTTCCATCTTATACCAAGCAAGTTTCTGAAGATATTGCATCTTCTTGTTAACTTTTACGCTTGACTTAACTGTTTTTTTATTAACAAGTTTATATTCCTCATTATTAAAATAGTATGATTTCGGCTGAGGGTGTGAACCGCTCTTTTCTTTAACCCAGTTATTATAGATTTCTTTAATAGTAGAATTTTTAGCTTTCTTAATCACACTATAATATGTAATTTCGGTTGGAATTGACACCTTCTCACCATTTTTCTTAATAGCGTGTCTAAGACCTTTGCTAAGTTTCAATACTCTATTTACAGGATTAATCTTGTAAAGTCTATGATTCTTTCTTCTATTTATGATTATTATCTTCATATTGATTATGTTTTAAAAGTTAAACAAAATTTATTGATTCATTATTCTCTCGTTGGATGGAAATGAATTCTATTGGTTGACACTTTCGTAACGATCGAAAAGTATATAATAATATACCGTAACCATACGTGCCATAGAAGTTTTATGCTGAAATTTCAAGCTTAAAATTGTCATTTGTTGTGTCAATGTCAATTGTAGCATCATCGTTAAACTTCTTAATATCTGCTTTTAACGCCTCTATTTTAATAGATAGATTGTTGATTATAGAACCAGCCTTTGCATGACTAAATATCTCGTTCTTTCCAGTTCCCTTCTTTCCGGCCTTTGCCTTTGCAGAAGGGTTGATAGTATGCTTAGACTGAATGATCATCATGTGTACTTTCTGCTCCTGAAGTTCATTAAGCATATAAATTTTATAGTAATGAGTCTTCTCAATACCGTTAAATGTAAATGACTTAATTCCGCTATTAATAGCATTAAGCAAGAGCTTTGACTTTACTCGATGAATAGCAAGCTGCGTAATCTGGTTATATAACTCCTTCAGATCATACTTACGCATACCTGAAGATACTGCTTTATTAGACATAAGGTTTGTAGCCTCAATTGTCTTCCAATAAGAAGAAATCTTCTTACTAATGTTATCACGAGTATTAATAATGTCGTTTGATTTAAATGTAGTCTTATTCTTATTCATATATTATACAATTTTTATTGATTAAACATACGAATTTGAGACTCGTTTACCTAGTTCCTCCTGTAGGAATCGAACCTACCAAACAAGGTCATTGTTTGCCATTAGGAGGTGTGTATAAGAAGATGTATTTTTGTTATGAGGGTTTCTCATTATTATACATCTTCTTATGCTGCGTACTATTGCTCTACATAGCCATCTTCATCAATAACTAATCGAGCATTTATATCTATTGTCTCACCAAAAGGATTGAGACTAAATTTCAAGGGAATTCGTTCAGAACGACCTTGTAAGTTTGCTTTGCGAATGCGTGGACCTTTATTATTTTCTACAGGGTCTCTGTCATTATTATTAAGATCCATACATTTACATTTAAGCGGACCGTCCATTCCGAACTTTGCTGCTATTAACAACTGATCGATTACATATGAATAATCCTGATTTTTTATACCTTTTTTGGCAATAACCTCAAGTAACCCATTAAGTAATTTCTCATTTGTGTTGTTTTTCTGTCCCGATATTTTATCGGTGACTTTTAAAGCAAACTCATTGAAAGAAATATTCTTTTCATCGTTAAGCAGTCGATTCCACCACTTAATGGAGGTCTTCCCTAGCGTGATTGAACCGTCTGTATTTATATCGATGCGTTTGAATACTTCTTTTTTAGAGTTATCTACAAGAACACTCCTTATTAGTGGGTCTTCAAGCAAATATCTTACAATCAATGCGTCTGCTTGTGTCAGACGATTTGCCATAATTATACCTCAACTTTAACGGTTGTGTTAATTGTAACATCGTCAGTCTCGCCGAGAGCCTTACGATACTCAATAGCATATCGAGTATCCTTCTCAATTGTCTGTTCTATGCAGCGAATCTGTCCTTCGATGTCCTCCAGGAGATTCTTAGCCCGTAACATCTCGTTTGTGTTTGCGCGGTTAACAGCTTCAGTAAGCTTGTTAATGTCACTGAAATACAATGGCTCACCAGAACCGCTTGTATTAGCCTCAATAGCCTTCTGAATGTTCTCTGTAGTAGGTTCTACGTTGAACTTAGGCATCTCGATAGGACGGATAATCTCAAGGCTGTTGCCATTATCGTCTTTAAGTGACTCGTTAATTACAATGGTAAGAGTACCATCAATATCCTTACGAAGCCGTAAAGATGTTACATCGATTCGCTGAGTTTTGTATCGACGAATCGGGCGATGTGGAACGAGCATACCTGTATCTGCAGCATTGTTCTTCTTGTCATAATACTTGTTATCTACATTACACTGACGTACAGTGAATAACTGATGGCCGAATACCTGACCGTATGCTGCAATTACTTTGCGGCTCTTTTCCTGGATTTTTACATTTACTTCTGTCATAATAATTTTCCTTTTTGATTTCGCGATTGATTCACCACGAAAGTTATTAAAATGCGGGGAACAGTAAGGCCGTTCCCCGACGCCATATTGGGTTTGTTTGTTGTCGTTGCTATTCTTTCGTTGTTATCTAATACAATTACGTTCAAGCGTGCTTATGAGAGCTCGTTTTTTGTACTCGTCGTCCACGACTTATGGCTGCGCGTCAGAGTATAAAAATTACAAACGTGTTTCTGTGTATTTCACATTCAAGTGACCAACTACTTTAGCTTACTATAAATTTTTGTGTAAATTTTGTATACCTAATCTACCGTCAAAGGCTCTGATGTGTCCAAGCATCGCGGAGAGTTCCAGTGCTGAGTAGATTATAGTATGTTGCTTTTGTTATCCGGTCTTGCGATACCGAATTAGGCAAAGCTACCCCTGTTCTTATTATTTCGACGTAAGGTATTTTTGTAGTAAAAGAACAATCAATCAAAACTACTTTTCCTACTTTTTGTACAAACGTGAGGAGTACGTTAATTAACGACAATATCTCCACTTCAGAGGTTTCATTGATTTGTCGGATTTACTCTTTACTGAGTTTTTACAATTGTCTAATTTTTCAAGACACCCATTGTAGCCTTTTCGAGGTCTTTTTTTGTTTATAGTGCACGAATAAGTCGGATTCTAACCGAGTACATCACATAGCTTTACTCATACGCTTTTACACTGAGATTCCGCACCCTCCTCCATAGAGACAGTATGGACGAGTATGTGTAATAGTATAGCTGCATTGTTCAATTTACCTAAAGATTTGCTGTCATTTAGTTTACTTGATACAACCTTTTGCTCATAACGGTTGGCACTCATATATCCTTTTGGTTTACCATATATTTCACATCTACAATATGCGTTAGAATATACAGAAATCGAACCGAATATATAATTTTGTTAATAACTTGGTTTTTAGGCTTACTACTCCTAAGATTTTTTTGAATGGAAAATTACTAAAACCATCTCCTATGATGTCATTATATTCATACTTATATCTCTAATAGCAGGACGACCATCGTGGCATCGAATAGTTCACGAATCGTGTATTTCACTACAACCTTTCTAATTCGGAGGCGTATTTCATATAAGTTGCAACATAATAGAGAACTAAGCAGGTCCGTAATATCTGGAATGATATACCTCGAATGCATTAGTTATATTTTTATTTTTGACTGTCATGGAGTCACCATTTCTTAATTCAAAGTTTGAGATTCGCTAATCTTCTCTTACTTATCTTCCAATCAGTGTTTTAGTACACTCTTTGAAACTGTAGGGTTCGTCCTACATCGAGTACCTTCTCGATCTTGTCATTCTACTTTTATATCCCGCATGAACGACCAAGGGCTGGCGGTCACTTATTTCATAATAGTGAGCAACATTTTCAACATACACTATACCTGATCACTGCCACCCATTCAACTGAGTTGTGCCGAATCTAACGGCAAGGATTAAGTTTAAGTACTATATTTACGATATAGCTGTAAGTAGATTCTTACAGTCTCTGTTCTTTATCTATTACTTTTAGGTATTTTCTGCCTTCTTACACAGTTTGGAGCTGTGGAACACTACATAAGCGATTTAAGGTATATCATCATGTATGGAATATGATGATTTGCAACTCGTGTTTCGTTCTTCTATACTTATACCTCATTATATAGATTTCCGATACGGTTTCATTTTGCTTCTTCTGAAGACTTACGCGTTTTTCTTAGATAGTATATCGCCAGACGGTTCTCATATACTAAATGTTAGGGTTGAAATACAAACGCTATCCCTAATACATTAAAATTTTTCACATTTCAATGTCTTCCATCCTACCTTTTGTGTATCTCACTTACATGGTAAGCTAACATATTCTTGGATCAAGTTTTGATATTTTTTCGTGCCTGAGCTAATGAGACTCTCTTAACGCACTCAAATGACATGGCAGCTAGGCAGGAGAATGTATAAAGCGCAAAGCTTTTAAATACATCTCCATCCTAACCTCCTTAGCCTCATATAGACGTATCTATACTGTCATGAGAGCAACTATCGTGTTTTGGTAGCGTTGGTATGCTATCAGGGATATGCTCTTTACGATTCCCAGGTGTTATAATGAGTACAACGGGCACATACGAAGTGTCACGTTCTACTACACGATAAGGTACCTTAACCTTCACGTGTTTTGTTTTGTTTACTATCACGGTATCGACCCGTGCATTACTTTCAAGTTCTTTAGTAAGACTTTCCACAGTCTTTTTCAGAAACGATGCCTGAAAATCTACAGGTATCGTAAAATTAAAGTCTGGTGGATCTTCTGCTTTTAATGATGTGTCGTCATGTGTACCAACAATCCATCCGAATGTTAATAACGCAGCACACATTATTGTTTTTAGTGTTTTCATTTTGATAATGATTTTAATTATCTCCTACGTACTCTATTTTCTGTACTCCTAGGACTTTTTGGGTCATAGAAGATACATTTCTGACGAATTGTACTATTACAGATTTTGGTTTCGTAAAAGACGTGTGGGTTGCCTTTAAATGGGCAGTTATCTTCTCTAAGGCACGAGAAGTACCCGTCATTAGTTTTTTTTTGTCTCTCCTGTATCTTCTTTCGTACCTTCGTTACCAGGTTCGTCGTTATTTTCCTGATTGGCTATTTCCAGGTCAAGGATATTCTGATCTCCCATATCCTCAATCTGGTTGGATTCTGTAAGGAACATGTTCGCAATTTCTGCAATCTTATTCCACACATTGTACTTAAGGTTTGTGAAGTATGTCTCAGGACTCTTCTTGCCGGAGCAATCCTTTGCAAAATACTGAGATCTTGTGAAGTAATACAACATCTTTGTGTTTGCATCAGATTCTGCTGTGGTTGGATCTGGCATCTTTTCGATAGTTTCTGTATCGAATTCTGTCAGGTTCTTCTTAACCTCCTTAAGAGTCTCAAGAGCTTCCTGAACGGTCTCTTTTGTCTTCTGAGTCATCTTCTTAGAAGAAGTAAGCTGAGAATTGTACTCTGCACACATAAACTCAACATACCAAGAGATAAGTGCCTTAACCATTGCTGCAATTTCTGTATCAGACAATGGGCATACGCCATCCTTTGTGATAGCACTACGGAATGACAAGAATGCACTTATAGGTGCTTCTGTCTTTTCAACGGCTCTACACATAGCTGCAGTTACGTTCTTAAGGATCAACAGTGGTTCTTTGATACTAATAGTATCTACAAGCCAATCGTTGATTGTGCGTGACTCAAGAGCGCAACACATGTTCTGATCGTTCTTACGTTCAGCCTCAGCAAAACGATATTCTTTTACGAAATGAATTGCATTAAGTAATACTACATGAATACCGCCTTTGATGTTTCGATTTGCATAAATCTTCTCAAGAGCTGCTGCTGCTTGTTCGTCGGTTGTGATCTTCTTAGGATCCATTTCAACCTCTGTTTTGCGGATTTTCTCTTCGTGAGCGATCTGCTTCTTTGTGTTATCATCTACATCTTCTGGTGTAAATGGAATTTTAAGTTGACCGTCATCTGTCTGTGTAATACCAAAAGCTTCCATAGCCTTAAGCTCTTCCTTAGTAGGAAGTGCAAGCTTGTTAACTTCTGGCAGTTTCACACCATAATCTGATGCAATTGCACGAAGCTGGTTGTAAGATCCCTTACGAATGATTAGAGACAGTGGGCTGTTTGTTGTTACAACCTCCTGAATAATAGTTCCTACTATCAGACCGTCTTGTACCGCTGACATGTTGTCCAAGAACGTTTGCGGATAACGGTCTCTTGACTTAGGATCGTCAAAGAATTTGCGTTGCATAGTATACGCAAGCATTGCTGCTGCATCTGGTGACAACGACTTTCCAGATGGAGGAGCTACCATTGCTTCGTTAATCATACCAGATACCATTGGGTTGTGATCAATCACCTGAGCTTCTGCTATAGGTACCTCTGGTGTCTCCTGCTTGTTATCTACTTTATTCTCAACAGGTTTCTGCTGAGTTTGTGTTGCATTATTCTTTGCAGTTGTTGTCTTCTTATTCTTTCCCATAATTAAATTGATTTTAAATGGTTAAATTAAATTTTGATAATTTTTCTCAAGATTTGCGATTTGATATCGTTGAACAATAGATGTATTGTTTGTTCATGATGTGTCAAACGGTATTACTTGATCTCTAAACTTGTTAGCTTCTATTTTATGAGAATCGGTTGTTACTAATGATACTTTTTTTTCACACGTAACGGTTACTTTTTTATCATTACTTTTTACGGTTGTTGGTTCGTTTTCAGTAATGGTAAAAAGTGTTGTTTGTGTAGTAGTCATTTGTGGTGATTGTATCACTTTCACAACCTTTTTGTTTTGTACTTTTGCATTAGATGCAATTGTACCTCCCATAAAACCTGCTAACATACTTAATACGAGTGTCCAGAATAGTTTATTAGATTTACTCATGCGAGCAATCAAAACTATTGTCACGATTCCTAGACACAGTAATGAGAATGTTTGCATATCAGTTTAACTTTAAATGTTTAAAAACTTGTTTACGGAACCTATATAGAAGAGACTTAATAGTTCCTTCAGGTACCAATAAACGCTTAGATATACTACTAATTGTGTGATGATCTACATAATACATTGTAAAGATTTGACGTTTTGTTGAATCCATTTTAGATATAATGTCTCTTACGTAATCAAACGTTAGAAGATTGGCCAAATCTTCTTCAGATTCACCTGTTTCTAATTGAATATCAGACTCTTCGTCATCTATACTTGTGAAATTTACTTTTACTGTACGTAGATAATCTATAGCAGTATTTTTTGTTAAGATTCTTAACCAACCACCAAACGAGTTGTATTCTTTGAATTTTGGTAGTTTATCGTATATTTTACAAAATACAATATTTGTGATATCTCGCGCTTCATCTTTATCTTTTATATATGATAAGAGAATAGATTCTACAAAATATTTGTATTTATAAAATATCTGGTTAAATGCAGAAATGCTTCCGCTTTGTGCTCTTTTGATAAGGTCAATCTCTTCTTGCGTTATATTTTTTCGATTTTCCATATCATTTTATAGCAGTTATTAGTCTGTCACTGACGTATGAGATGCTAGCTCTTAAAACGGTAATTCTGCTTGTGTTTTTTCGTATATTTCTCTTACACGGTGATAATATGTCCACGATACCGCATTTAATAATTCTGCCATAGTTTCTCTTGTTAGATTAACTTTTGTTGTTAACATACTACAAGATATTCTTATTAAAACATCTGTAGTCATCGTGTATATTGTTTGTATACGAGTTACATCTGGAGCATCGATAAATTCTTGTAATCTCCAAAATATTTTACTATTGGTCCAATTTAACCATTCATAAAGTTTTTCTGGATTACTACATTTATAAATCTTTACTCCAAATATAATACATATTGGTGTAAGTGTTTGGTTACAACACCGGCCCACTTCTTCTGTATGCATATACTTTTTCGTCAAAGTGATTTACTAGTTTTAATGCTTCGTCTCGTGTGCAGTTTGTTCGTACTCTAATAATATCTATCATTTTGAGTCCACTTATACCATCTCTTATAAGACGACAGTACATTTTAAACAAATCTAGACTTTCGTCATAGTTTATTTCACATTCACGATAGAAGGCACTTGCTTTCAATCCGTCTGTACTTGTTAAACACTTGAGGTTAAAGAACATCCAATTTTCTCTGTCTAAAGATAATGAATTTTTTAATTCTTTGTCTGAAATGTTAGTTTTTGGTTCTAACAAGTCAAAGAATTTTGTTATATTTAATACCTCTTTTATCTCTAACATCGGATATAATCCGATAATCTTGCATAATGCAATTATGCCTTTACTAACAGCAACATATGTTCCTGTTTCGATTGGAAACTCTGAAATCTTATCCATTTTTTAGTATAATATTACCAATTTCGTTTAAGATTTCTTTATTCATAGTAGACATAGTGTCATATACAGGTGCTATCAAATAGCGATAGAAAGAATATGCATCTTCATTTTCGACACAATCACAATTAAACTGGTTTATAAAGCAGCAAATTGTGTTTAATTTGTCTTTTTGCATGACGTATGGTTTTATTGATACGTCATAAAGCATACTGATGAAGTTGTTTTTCATTCTTGTCAACAGTAAAGCACGGTTAAGTGGCTCACACTCAGATACAATTATTCGTATCTGTTCTCTGTATCCACCTTTTATGTGCATCAGATCTTTTTGTTCTAATCTTTTCATGTTGTTTAAATTTTGATAATTTGTATTAAGTTAACGGAGGAGAGAAAGAGATTCGAACTCTTTAAGTGTTACCTTATCCAATCTCTCCTTGCTGTTTTCGGTTATTGGTACAGCTACCTCAGACATTTACTTACGCTACGCAAGTATAGTCAACAATATTACTATTGTCGTTTGTTTTTATGTTGATCTCGTGTTTATCTCCTATGCAATCAAATGCCATATAGCCCCTTATATAGAACCAATCAAAATGTGCTTCTCTACACCAAGTGGGCTGTCTCCTAGTAGGTGCCTATTTTTAGAGTTTTGATTCTTGCCTTTTTGATTGGTTTTGTGGAGCTAGAGGGAGTCGAACCCTCGTCTTGCATATTTACATCACACTCAAGCGATCCTTTTTTTGTGAATGCTTACAGGGTCAAATGTAAACATTCGATATAAAGTACTTTATAAGCGTTCTAAGACACTTTTACTATACATGTTTACAGTTTATACTGCTGCATAATAAAAAGTGCTTAGAACGTAAATTTGTACAAATGCTAGTGACGTGACTCAAAGGCTCTTGTCGGCATTATTAGTATTCTTGATATTAGTAAATAATTATAGAGCTCTTTTAGAGATATAATAAGGTTCAATGACTCGATTTACCATAGGTTGACCCGAATACATATTTTTCTATACCGTGTTTTCGGTATGGAGGTGTCCGTTATAATGGCTCGGTGGCTCGTATAACTCTATGTTAATTCATAGAAAATGTAGTTCAATTTCTCAACTATGCATCAGCTATGTATGCACATATTCCCTTCCCTCGTACATTTTAGACATTGACTCAAAGGTTCTTATCTAGGATTCTCCCTTCTGATTTTGTACATGATGTACTGACGAAAATCTTAGAACCCCCAGTTGATTTCCCAGCTCCAACACTCCCAGCGGTTGAAGTTACGCTTAAGCTCACGCATAGCATCGTTGTAATTACCACGTGCTTCTGTAAGCGCTTTGTCCTTCTCACCAATTAGTTCGTCAAACTTCTTGTCTGTCTCGATCTTGGTAAGTTTACCAGCCTTTGCTTCCTCAAGAAGTTCTTTTGAACTGTTGAGGAACGCTTTAACAGCTTTTTCACGAGCTCTCTGTAAGCGGAGTCCAAGTAATGCTGCTGCGTTAGTAAACTCTGCACGAGCAAGAAGCTGTTTAGCCTCTGCAACTGCAGTATCCTTGCGCTCTTTGGCAATTGCCTCTGCTGCCTCGTTGAAATACTCTGCGTTAAGGGAGTTCTTCTCCTTGATCTGTGCCTCGATGTCTGTCTCAGGTGCCTGTGTACCTGTTGCTGGCTTGTTCTCTACTGCTGTCTTGTTCTCTACTGGTGCCTGTGCGGCGTTTTTGTTCTTTCCCATAATTAATTGATTTAATTGGTTAAAAATGTTAATTGTTCTCGAGTGTACCTACTTTATATTTAGGTATAGATACTGTTACCTTTTTTAGTTTTTCTGTTTTGTAATCAAACGTTTGATACGTTATAGTTTTGTTTTTTGCTCCATCCCTACAGCGGGTGTGGGCAATAAAAGCATTTCGTGCCTTTGTCGCTTCTCTTGCTGTAGGGTATTTATGAGTTTTAACTATTTTTTCAATTTTGTTTCCATTATTGAAAGTTTCTATTGTATCAAACGAAAAACAGTTAATCTTCGTCTTCTTCATATTGATATTTTGTTCGTTTATAAGGAGTTACGCTTCTTCTGTGAGATTTAGCGTAAGGTTTTACTTCTTTGTATGTTCTAGACATAATTGTATGCTTTAAATACACCATAAATACGTTTGAGAACATCCATTTTGTCAAGAAGTCTGCTCTTTGCAAGTAATACATAATCACCATCTTCGTAGTGTTTTATGATTACTTTTAAAGCTTCAACAAAACGTTCTTGTTCTTTTGTTAAACCTTTTTCTCCACGGATCAAAATGTTGCTGAAGATTCCGTTGATTCTCTCTTCAAACTGAGAAGTTTCTGGTTTTGTAGAACTTATAATAAATTCTACTGAAGTTTCCAGTTCGTTCTGACTCTTTATAAGTTGTGGGTTATAATACATTCCACCGTTAGCGATTGTATTTATTACCTCTACTTCAGATAGTACTGAAATAGTAAAAGAATCAGGTTTAATGTTCTTTCCAATTGTTTCACCAATTGAACAGATAAGCTTGTCTGTAAGCTCTTTCTTTGTGTTACACAGAATTACTATTCCTTTCATGTTGCGTTTATTTAATTAGGTTTGTAATCTGTGTTGACGTTGTGTCTTTTGTGTCTTGCTGATGTTCGTGTGGTATTCCTACAGCTATTCCTGGATCAGGTTTCTTTTCTCCCCGATCAACTAAATTGGAGTATACATCAAAGTTAGCAATATATTCAGACACAATATCGTGTATTGTTATAAATTTTGTGTCTGTTTTAGCAAATGCTACTTTTGCTACTCTATCTATCATTTGAGGGCTCATGCTGTAAAAGATTACTTTTTCCTCATCGACATTTTTACTGTCGTTTTGGAACATAATAATCTCATCTGCTGTCTCAAACGTAGGAGATGTTTGTTGAGCAATAAGGTTTTGTACTACGGCAGAATCTTCTTCAGTCCACCCGTTGTCATACGCAGTTTGATGGTTTTCACACGATGTCGATGCCATCATTATAAAAGACATCAACAATAGAAAAATTGATTTTTTCATTTTTGATAAATTTTTTAAATTAAACATTATAAATTATTCTATAAATCACTTCAGGTTTTAAGCTTTTAGAAAGATTCATTTCTTTTATAAGTTTTGATGCTTCAAGAGAGATATTTATCTTTTCTACTATAAGAGGCCTTAAACTTTGTTTAACAAGCAATTGGAATAATAGATTAACTACTGTTTCATATTTGTTGTTTTCTCTTTCTATATGCTTGGAGCAAAATGTAGAATATCTAACATAACACATTTGTAAATCTTCGTTAAAAGATTGATATGTGTAAACAGTAGTGTTCTTTTTTGATTCCAAAGATATTAGTATTTGGAATAGTAATGCTGTTTTTTCAACAGCTCTTTGAACTACGGTTTTATTTAGAGTTTTGCCTCTTTTTCTAATTATGATATTCATTTTTGTCTTGCTTTACCTTTAGTTACTATAAAATGTCCGCACCAATCATTATACATGCGTTCCAGAGCGGACTTCCGGATATTTGCATTTACCATACTTAAGCCGCAAAAGAGAGTCATTGTACATCCATCGTGTTTGAAGAATATACTATAATTCTCTTTTTTTGCTATTTCTGGAATACCTTTAGATGACTTATTAAAGTCTCTTTTGGGTTTGATTTTAATAGCTTCTTTCATGTTAGTCTACTTTTCTTATGTATTGTTTCTTTTCTTTATACGAATAAATTACCCAATATCCATTTTGAATGGATACCGAGTAAATTGATTTCGTACCTGAACCACAAACAGATAAAGGATGAAATTGCAATTCAGATTTACTTTTGTTTTGGACAGCATTTAATATGTCCATTAAATCTTTAATTATTTTTTCCATCCTTTAATTCTTTGTATTTGTCGAACAGTTTTATGTAGTTATACCATATAGATATAATACATAAAGTAAAGAAAAGTACAATCATCTCTTTTTCGTCAAAAGGAATACCACTAACTAATCTTTTTATGATTAGTATTATTGATGTTACAACACCACAAGCTATTCCACAGGTTGACAATATGAACATTATTAACCTTGTTGTTGTTAAAATTACCTTTTTCATAGTTATTTCTTTTTATAAATTATTAATTTTCCAGGTAATTTTTGTGGTTTGCAGCCCATCTTTCTGTATTTTATTACTCTTGACGGTATGTTGTTTTTGAACACAATTCCGAGATGTGGTGCTACTTTTGTAGCATGACATGTCATAATGTATTCATAAACACTTGAAGCAATTGGAATTAGATCATCTATTCCTTGATCTGCATCGCTGTAGATCATGAAACGATTTTCTTTTCCAGTAGACTGATTGGTCTTTATATAGAAAGCTTGTATACTTTCTGTATTAACCAAACATGTGTCTATTTTGCATGGCGGCTTATTAGCTGCTAATGCTGGTGTACATTTAGTCATTGTCATAATGACAACAAACATGGCTATTATGTACGATAGCCAAAATGTTCTTTTTCTCATTTTGATAATGTTTTTGTTTATAATGTTAATTAACTCGCGTTTTACACCTAAAACTTGTTTATTATAGCTTTTACATCTAATGTAATCTATATAGGTAGATAATCTGTGCTACAAACAAGAAACCGGTGCCCTCAACGTCTTGGGATGTTATTGAGTTTTTTAATATCAGTCAGAGTTATTTCCATTTTCTTTAAGATTAAAGAAAACCGAAAAACCCCTTCACAAAAAATGCATAAAGAAAATGCCACGGTCTTTCATCCGAAGCCACTGTTTACTGAAAGTATGTATACTTTTCAGTCAATACAATTTAAAATTACGACAATTCAACAAGTTGTGCCTCTAACAGGAGTCGAACCTGCACGTCCAACTGGACAAGGGATTTTAAGTCCCTCGCGTCTACCAATTCCGCCATAAAGGCAAATAAATGTAACTATTCTCACGAACGGTTACATTTGAGTCTTCGAATCCAAATAATGTAGCTACAGTTCTCACGAATTTTACTACAATTCAATGCTACAATCTAACCTTGAATGAATAAAAACAAATAATCATAAAAAATATGGCTATTCACGTCAGACACATTTGTGTTTCGTCCAAGTCTCATCAGTGACTATTTTATACTCTTCTTGGCTGAGTTTTTAAGGGGGAGAGTCCAAGCTCCCCCTTATAATTTAATTTTGTTTTGTACATTCTAAAAAAGTATCAAGTACATCTTGTTCTTTAGATGAATAGTCTGCAATATTTGTTGGCATATGATTTATTATTTTAATAAGTGTTTTTACCGTGTCTATTAATATTTGTTGTTTGTCGTTTTCGTTATAGTTAAACAAATTATTATTGTTTTCGGTTTCCCAACTTTTTGTTTCCGGATTATATATTGATGTTGAAACTTTTATTTTACGTAAACCTTTTATTAGGGTTCTTGTTTCGTTTTTTGATAATCCTTGTATTCTTATTGGAAGATTGTTTATTATCTCTTTTTGTTCTTCTTTTATTGTGCGTGGAAGATATTCGTCTAACACAATCATTAGACTTTTTCTTGCGTATCTGTGTTGTAATTCTTCTGTTTCGTCTATTACAACTATGAAATCTCTATTTTCCATTTGTTTAATTTTTTAATCGTTAACAGATATGTGCTTCTGCTCCTGCGTCTTTTAAATGTCGTATGAAATCTTCTGCTTCGTCTTTTTTAACGTTTGTTATTTTTGCAGGCATGTTTTGTAACAAATCGTTTATTTCTTTTAAAGACGAATCTTTAATAAACGATTTTATTACTTTTATGACTTGTATCTTTAGTTGTATTTGTCCTGCATCTGTTATCTCTATTGTGACAATTTTGCCATTTTTATAAGGATAACCTTCTGGAAGTAAATCAATAATTCCAGTACCAACGAAGCCGAGTTCAATAAGTGTATCAAGTATATATTTTTCATCTATATGATGATTTTCACCTTGAAGTAGTGATATTGCTTCTTTTGTACGCACAATTTCTACGTCGTCTTTATTTATTCCGTTTTTTTCTGCTTTTCGATATGTGTTATTAATATTAACTTTGTCGATAAGTTCATCAATTAATGGAGCAAATTTGACGATGTCTTGAGCATTAGGTTTCATGAACGTTATTTGCTCTTCAATCCATTTTTTCTGCATTTTGATAATGTTTTTGTTTTGATAACTATTGTTTTGTTTAGGATAGATGTCTAGATGGTAATTATCCTAAATGACGTTTCGTTTCGGTAAGGGCTTGTACATTTTTGCGTACAAGCCCTGTCTTTTAGTACTCATCGTCAATGTTTTCTTTGTTCGCTGATGCTGGAATTGGCGGTGTTGTGGTTCCTGCGGTTGGTGGAATCTGTGCTGATGTTGCTGGTTGTGCAGGTGGCAGTTCGTCGTGAATTGCAGTTTCCTGTACGCAGGGGTTGCGGTAGAATCTCTGCTCCATCTGATTGCGCTGAGAGTCAGGGTCCCAACCAGCCATGTAGTAGGTCTTTGGTCCGTTCTCTGTCATGGCTATGTAGTTGACCATAGTTAGGATATTGATGGAGCTTGCGGTAATTTGGTTGCCGTATTTGTCCTTCATAATGTTTCCTTGACGGTCGTTGCGATAACAGTTTCCTTTCTGCAGAGGCACATTTTCTACGCGCATACCTTCCCAGCGTGTCCAGCCTTCATCTACGAGCTCTTGGTATAGCTCTTTGTGATTTAGCCGTATGTCACGCCAATCAACCAGTGCGCATCCGCTGCGGTCCTTGAGTACGTTTCCTGTTTCGTCGTGTTTGATATGCTCTTTGAGCATTTCATAGAGAGTTTCAATCTCATCGGAAGACGAGCAGAAGAGCATCATTGCACGGTGTTGTGCGTTTGGCGCTCGTTGGTCACGTACGTCTAGTTTTACAAACTTATAATTTACATCTTGATTGTTGGCATCTTTGTAAGTGCCTTTGCCTAATGCGGCTCCTGTGGTGATGTATGTACCAAGGGCTGCAGCATTGATAATCTGTTCCATGTTGTTTTGTTTTGGGGGTTTATAATTTTTGTTTGTTTGGCTATATATTAATATGTAGCCGTGAAGAGAAAACGAAAATAGTTGTGGAAAAATGATAATGTGAAATTATCTTCCTCAACTATAATCACAACCATAGTCTCTTCGCTATGTCTGCGATTGTTAAGAGAAGTTATGGTATGTTAGAGGACTTCCTAAAAGGTCGTTAACGTGTGTTAGAGGACTTGCCTAAATAGACTATAAAAGTCTAGACCCTATTATTCTTTTGTGACTTTTGAGTATTACTAAAAAAGAGCATACGCATTTCTGCGTAGCCCTTCTAGTGCAATATAAAAACCCTTAGAATAATTAAAGTTTACTCTGGTGTTAGAATGTCTCGTCTTTTACTCTATTAAAATCTATACCAGACAATCCTTTGATTTCAATATACTTCCAGTCTTTACAAACATATACCATAACACCGTTTTCGTTGAAGACTCTTTCTTTTATATCTCCGTTTGGTACAACGGTATCAAAGATGCCACAAGTCCCATAATTATTATCTTTTATGAGATTAATAATTTTGTCTACTGTTTCTTTCATTTTTAGCATAATTTATGTTATTTTTGCACTATTGCGCTATGTACGAGGAGTTAGAGTGTGTTAGAGGACCAGCGTAAATGCTGTTTTAAGGCCTTCTGTTGTAGTCAATCCTAGATTGTATATATCTTATAAGATCTTGTTATTCTATGCGTTTAGAACGCTTAAAATGTGTGTTAGAAAGGAAAGGGCAAAAGCCCTCTCCACTTAATGCTTAAGCATATCACGATATTCTTGATGCGCAGTGATAAGGATGCCAATCATGCCTAACATTCCGAGAATATTCCATGCCCACATGAGAACATCAAATATAATACCTGTGAATAACGATGCTGTAACAAAACACGCAAGTGCTATAAATAATACAGCGAATGAAGCAAATTGTAATTTTTTCATATATTTATGTTTTAAAGTGAATAAACATTTAAAAGTACAGCCATTAAGGCTGTACTAAATTTAGAATTTGTATAAACCAAGAGACATTCCGATTTCAGTAGCTACTACGATGCGTACATCACCAGCTACACTTTTACTGTAATACTCATACCACTGTTTTGCTTGTTCAGCAGTAATTGTTTTACAGCTAATTAATTTAACTTCAAACGCGCCACTTGTGCGCATGCTAAGGAAATAATACGGTTGTGTCATTTTAGTAAATATTAAAGGGTTATTGCAATATTGCGAATTATCAGAATAGTAATGTATGTTAGAGGACTTCCTAAAAAGAACAATCTTACATGACTTGATTATCAGAAGGCAGGCAAAGTCTGTCGTTCTGTTTACCAAGGAATATTGACATCATCAGAACAACCACTTTCGTCATCTGGAAAATCTATGTCACCGCTACTTATAGCAGGTAAGGAAAGCCATTCTTCAAAAGCGTCAATAAACTTATTCGCAGATATACTGCGCAGCTAAACTAATTACTTGGAATTGTGTAAGCATACTTTTAAATTTAAGGATTTGTGCACTATTGCGAGCAATTATAACAGTTACGTGTGTTAGAGGACTGACGAAGAAGTACAAACATAAAGAGAGGCAAGCAAATGCTTGCCCCAACATAACACACGCAGTGTGTGATTTTAATTGTCACGCCACACTGTTTGATTTTTCACTTTTATATTTACTCAGGAACTTTGCCGGGGGTACCTTCCCTCGCCTAGTATACCCCGGGGGTTCACTAATACTATTTCGTGTTTCTGTATACATAACAAAAAAAATAAAAAAAAATTAAAATTTTTTTACTAACCAGTTTTTATTATCTTCTACTGTTGTTTCAACATATCCTCTACGTTTATACCAATCAATTGCCCATGATTTTATATTATCATCAATCTGTACAAATACTTTACTAGAATATTGTTGTGCTAATAATTCTCCAACGTTTAATATTTCATCAGCATATCCTTTGTTTCGTTCATTATCGTCAACATACAAACTATAAAAATAAGAAGGACACTTAAATTTTTCATCTTCTTTATCTATTACTAAAGTTAATGTTGCGTGTTTACTAGTAATAATATATTTTATATAATTATTCCAATCCTATTTCTTTATATTTATATCGTTTTTACACCATTGAGCATAATGTTTACGTATCTTTAAGTATATAGGATTATATTGATTATCGTATGCTTCTTTCTCAAACGATATATTGCGATATGCTTTGTTCGTATTAAATTTATGCTTAAATAGTTTATAAACATATTCTAAACCGTACAATAAGTAGAACGGTACATATAATAATTCTTTCATTTGTGCTGTATGAATAGACTCATGATTTAATAATGTATCGTTTATTTTTACTCCTTTTCTAGTAAATAGTACTCCAAATAAATTAATTGCTGCAAATCCTTTAAAAGGAATGATATTGTTCTCTATTATTTTCATAACGTTAATCCTTCTTCATCTATTTTATTAAATAAATCTATATATCTGTTTCTATGCTCTATGTTTTGTATTGGTTCAAATACTTCTTCCCAAGACAATCCTTCTTTATATCGTTTAAATATCTCATTTCTTGCAGATTCATCAGATACTATAGGATCATGTGGGTAGTCTGGATTAGTAGATACTATTTCAAGTATAACTAAGTTCTATATTTCTTTACCTGTCATAATAATGTATAATCTTTAATATTTTTTAGTATGAATTTCTAAGCTTTCTTTAATTTATTTAAGCAGTTTAAGAAACGTTCATCTTTAACGCAATTTTTCAGCGTGTGCTATATATTTTGTACATTCTTTTTCTATTTTATTTCCATCTTCGTCTGATACTATATGTGTATATTTTTTAGATTTTATATATTTATTATATTTTTTAAATGCTTTATGCTTTAAATCTCTGTCATATTGATATATATACTATATCATACGTTCCGCATCAACTACTCCACATGCTTGTATTTCACATAAATCTGATAAGAATTTAGCAGCAGCATTTTTAGTAAAACAGTTACTTAACATTCGTAAATTATTATATGCTTCTCTCACATATTTATTATCAAAATCTACTTCTATGTCGTGTGTTACTATATATTCTATATTATATGGTGATCCTTTTATAAAAAAGTACTTACAAGAATCTGTAACAGGTATATTTTCATGCTATAATGATATATAATCTGCATAATATAGAATTAGATTTTTCTCTCCATCATTAATGTTTATCATAAATTTACAAAATCTAATACTAATATTGTGTTATCTGCTAATTCTGTAGACTTCCATTTATTATTGTTTTTCTTTGCCCAATACTTAGGAGAAAAATGTAATATGTTAGTAATCAGCATTTTAACTTTTTCTTTAAACGAACACGCATCACTTGTCCAATTAAGAAATTCCCAATATAATTCTACTTTTTGTGGGTTATCTATCTTTACTATTTGATGCCAAGGATTCTTACAAAATCCTCCACATATAGTCAAATACTTATATTTTTTAGTATAATCGGCGATTATATCTTCAAACAAGTATTTAGCTATCGCAGTATCTTCACTTCCTTCTAAATTTATAGCTACATATATTTTTTCATCATATTCTTTAGCCATATTGTTTAGAAAAGTAAGTTCTTTATCTATGTTTACATCATATTCTACAAGACCGTGTCTAGCTTTATTTAAATTATTTGGAGATAATCTAAAATCAAAGTATTTTACTCCACATTCCCATTGTTCTTCTATTGTTAATTCTTGACATTTAGATGTAAAATTAATAAATTTCATCCACCATTTAGTGGGTTTAGCGTAACTTAAACTATTATGTGTTCCTAATATCATTTCTTCCAGGTTTTATATATACATTTACTAATCCATCCTACTAAATATGCAACTACTTCATCTGTATATTCATTTAATGGTATATTACAATATTCTAAAATATTATATGCTACATGATATGCTTCATGACTAACTATTTCTATATTTGCTAATTTATCTACTGTTTGCTCAGATTTTATTAGTTTAGTGTTTAGTACTACTAAATTAGTAGCTAATTCTGTCTTTTTATCATATACTCTATATACCATAGCAGGATACTCAGAATTATCTTCTAATTCTCTGTCTTCTGACATATATACATACTTCTTTCTTAGTTCTTCTATACTTATATTCTTACACACTACTAAATTAGTAGGTTTAAATATAGGCTAAGTATATATATCTATTACTTTATTATTCATAACTAGTTATTATTAATATTAATGATTGTCATATTTCCTCCCCCTATAATCCCCCTCCTCTTTATGGCGTAACGTAAGAAAATCAAAAAAGTTGCATAAAATAAAAAATTTTTTATAATTGCAACCAAAAAATAAAAATTTACGTTACGTCTACAGAAACATTTAAACTTTTTATAAAAATGGCAAAGAAAATAGAAGTTATTGTTCCATTTTTCGTAATGGAAAAGGGTGATATTATGACACTCAATGAAGATAATACAGCATATGAAATTAAGTACGCATCTGAGAAACATGCTGATAACAAAATAGATTCTTGGTCTGCTTATAGTGCTGAATATAAGATTTCAGTAGATGCTGTAAATAATCTTATTAAAGATGGATTTGTTAAGCCGATTGATGAAAAAGAATCAACAGCTTTTGTAAACGTATTTGATGAGATCGATGCTCTTCTTTCAATATACAATACAGAACTTGCAGAGCTTCCTAATACAATGAAGAATCAGCCAGCTTGTATGAAAGTAGAGAAAGAAACAGTTCTTTCAAATCTTATTAAAGTATTAAATCATCTTAAAGCATTAAAGAAATAATGGAAAATACAGTAGATCAGACTAAGCTCGCGGAAAGCGTATCAGAGAATATTAAGTATAATTTTATACGTGCTTTTCTGGTAAAACCGCTGGAGCTAGATAAAGTAAATAAAGAAATTTCCCGTCCTATAGATACAAACGATACTGTTGAGGACGGTATGGAAATCAAAGATTATAAAGACGTTGTTACAGAAACTAAAGAAGTAGATTCTGATTTTAGAAAAGGTATTGTTATTAAAGTTCCATATGAATATAGAACAGTTGTTGGTGATTATAAACCGTTTGAAATAAACATTGGTGATACTATTGTTTATCGTAACGGAGCAGGTAAGTATTTTGATCTTGTGAAAGATTCTCAATTAGTAGTACCTTACGATATTGTAGCTGTAATTAAATGACAGATTTTGAACAATTAGTAAAACAAACAAGTAAAGATTTAAACGAAGATAGAGAATTAGTAAAATAGATATGTTAGTATTAGTTTAAATTCATAAAAGACATAATGAAGGATGAAACAGATACTCATGATATACTAATTAATAAATTATTTAAGTTTAAATTAAAGAAAAGATATAAAGAAAACAAACGATTAAAATATAAAGTATGAATACATTATACATTAATAATTGTGGATGTGTAAATATTGATGAGAACGGAAAAGTGGTTCCAACGATTTCTCAGAGAGAAGCCATTAGATCAATATTGTTACTTGATACAGACACTAAAATAATTACTGGAATGGGTGATGATCAACACGAATATATATGTAAAGCTGGAGATCTTGTTATTACATTCTATGAAAAAGCATTTTCACACGATGTCGTTGTTGTAACATGTCCAGAATGGAAAGAGAATCTTGAAGCATATAATGAAGAAGTACAGAAACGTGCTCTTGAGGCAGCAAAAAAAGCTAATATTAATAGTGGTAATGAACAAAAAGATGCTGTTCTTGATGGATTTTCTAACAGTATTGGTATGGATTCTTGCGAATCCTCAATAGCAACTCCTTCTTATGATAATTAATATAATCTTTTAAAATATATAAAAATGAATAAGAAAAATACAACAAAGAAAATAAATAAGAAGTCAACATATACTATTGATTTAAGTATGGTTTCTAATCCTCAGGACGTATATACAATTCTTGCATTTTCTAAGATTAAGAAACATCTTATTGATCCTGGTATTATGACACAGGATGAATTTGAAGCAATGTGTGCAGAGATTGCAGGATATGCAATTGAGGAATGTAGTACGTTAATTGATGATTTTTGTGAAATTGTTGATAAATTAAGTAACTCTGCTAAGGATCTGATCAATAGTGTGACAGAGAAAAAAGAAATCAAGCTTCCTTGGTATAAGAGATTTTGGAATTGGATTACTCGTAAGAAGTAATTAATACAGTTCAATGTTGTATGACGGTCTTTGATCAAACAGGAGGTTCGACTCCTCCACAACATACTCCCCCATGGTGTAATGGTTAGCACAGAGGGCTCTAACCCCTTTAGTGTGCGTTCGAATCGTACTGGGGGTACGACCTTTAAAAAATTTATTTTTTTCTCATAAAAATTATAACTTGATTTTGTTTATCAAAAACTCTTATTAAATTAATTGTACATAACACAGGTAAGACTTCCAGCGGTGGTTTATCTGGTTCGATTCCAGAAAGTCTACATTATTTCCCCTTAGACGAAAAACACTAAGGGTTCGTTACTAAAAAGTAATTTAATATAAACAATATTTCTTTTTTGATAAAATTAAAACATGGAATTAAAATTTAAGAAACTTAAGGAATTGGCTGTAACGCCTACACGCGCTCATAAGACAGACGCAGGACTTGATCTTGTTTGTACAGAAGTAACAACCGAACTTAACGAATGTGGTCAAGTAATTTTAGTATATCACACCGATCTTGCTGTAGAAATACCAGAAGGTTATGTTGGATTACTGTTTCCTCGTTCTAGTATATCAAAGAAGTCTTTATCAACTACTAATGCAGTTGGCGTAATTGATTGTGGTTATCGTGGTGAAATTATGTTTAAGATGAGATCTACTACAGATGTAGTTCCTGCAATATATAAACCAGGTGATAAATTTGCACAATTAGTAATTACACCTTGTATTACAGATATTGATATTATTGAGTGTACAGAACTCTCAGAATCAGATCGTGGTGAAGGTGGTTACGGATCTACAGATACTGCTAAAGTAGAAATAACCGATAAATCAGACGAAGTAATCGATGCTACTTCTAACGATTCAGAAAATATTATAAAAGATTAATAAATATTTTGAGGACTCCAAACGGAGCCCTCTTTTTATTATTATACATTAATAAACTAATTAGTTATGTATGTACTAAAATCATATAAAGACAAGCAATATAAAAAAGAATACATAAAATAGCATGGTTTACATTTTACAGAAAAACTTGTAAATTTTGCATTGTCTACTATTATTACTAATAATATAATTACATTAGAAAAAATAGATAAGTGGTTGTTAGATAATAATAAAGCTGTGTCTTTATTAAATAATTCTACATTATATGATATATTTTATGTTGCAAACATAGCTTATGCAAACTTCAATTCTATATTTGAATCTGAAGATCAATGTATAAATTATGCTGTTATTTATTCTAAAAACAATAATAGTTATGAGGGCCACGCATTTTAGGATTGGCTAAATTATACAAAATCTAAAGATATAAACATAGATTGGAAAAAATATATTTAACAATGATAGCTAATCAATTAATAGAAACAAAGGCGCGTAGTCGTAAAAATATTTGGTAGCAACCAAGATTGATAATGCTTGAAAAAGAACAATCTGCTAGAACAGAATTATTATAGGATGTAGATATACTAACTGCCAAGTCTAATTATATAGAACTTGATAAAAAACAAAACATTTTAACTCAAGCAAACGCTGGTCATGGTATTAAAATAGATAACTATATCAAAGAAGATGGTACCAAAGACGCTATAATATCGTTTGATTTAGACGAAAGAATAGCGATTGTTGTAAACGAACTTCCAGAAGAACCGGCGGAGGAACTTAAAAATAAAATGTTTTTAACTCCCCATAAACCAGAAACAGATACTGAAGAAGATCCTCCACAATCAAACATATTTGATGAATATATTTGGGTAATAACTGATGGTGTTGGTAAATGGGAAAAAGTAGGTACTTGGCAACCATATATAGATCCAGACGGATTAAATAAAGATTTTTAGAGTATCTGGGATTATATACATGATAATTTAGATGTAGATTTAGAATTAAACGAAAGTTCTAATTATCCAATAGCAAACTCGGTTGTTACTAATAATATACATAAAATAGAAACACAACTTACGTGGAAATAAAAAATAAAAATTAAAACATGAACGTATCTTTTATTAGAGGTCTGTATAGTAAATATGACGCAAAAACATACGAAGACGGTATATTTTTTGCAACAGACCGAAAAATTATAATTGTAAACGGAGTAGAATATGGACTTGATTCTACTTAGGCAGAAATATTAAACGGAGCAGTTTTAAGCGTAACATATACTTCTCCTAATAAAATAACTTTTACACACAAAGATGGTAAAACTACAGTAATTACACTTATAAAAGCTAGTGCAACTACTGATGGTTTAATGTCAAAAGAAAAATTTTCACAGGTAGATAATAATACAGATCGTATTTCTACACTTGAAACAACTGCAACAAAACAACATTTATCTGCTGCTGATAAATCTTTAGTTATAACAGAAACTACAGACGGAACTACAGCAAAAGTAAATATTAAACCAAATCAGGCTGTTGTTCTCGATACAACAAACGGCGTTGGTTTATCTATTAATAGCACAGATAAAATATTAACACAGAGCGCAAGTGGTATTTTAGCTAATCTTTCTGTTACTAAGAAAACTACTGGTCTTGCAGCAAATGTAAAAGAGCAGTATGACATTATAGGTAAGAGTGGTGCTGTTATAGGATCAATCCCTGTATATAAGGACTCTACTCTTAAAAGTGTTGTAAGAAACGGACAGTCTCTTATATATACATACATTCTTACTGATGGAACAGAAAATGTAGTTACTATAGATATGTCTGATTTTATTCTTGAATCAGAATATGCAGATGGTTTACAAGTTATAGATGGTGTTATTTCTGTAAAAAAAGATTCCACCTCTGAATCATTTTTAACTGTAGGTACAGATGGAATTAAATTATCTGGAGTACAGAGCGCTATTAATAGTGCAGTAAACGCATTAGATGTTGCTACAATTGGTAATGCAAACACAATTGTAACTTCTGTTACAGAAACAAATGGTAAAATTTCTGCTACCACTATAGCTAAAACAGCTTCTAATATTTCAAGTACTGCTGTTGCTGCATCTGGAACTGCCGTAGCAATTGCAGGAACAAACGTTTAGACAAACATTAATAATATTGCGACAGCAATTAAGACAGAAGAAACCGCTAGAGTAACTGGTGATGCAAACACTCTTGCAAGTGCAAAAGCATATACAGATACTTGTCTTACTTGGAACGTACTCGCATAATAAACAACAAGTTGCATCTTAGCAGCTTTAATGTATTTTTTAATAATTAATAAAAATGGTAAAATTTGTAAAAAGCGAACTTAATAAAACTGCATTTGATTAGAAAGTTGCTGCTGGGACCGCAAAAAAAGATGATATTGTTTTTCTTAAAACATAGAAAAAAATATGGTCTGATGATGTTTATTACGATTGCAATTCTGACGCAGTACAAGCAAATTTAACAACACATACAAATAATAAATCTAATCCACACGGAGTAACCAAATCACAAGTTGGATTAGGAAATGTAGATAATACTTCTGATATTAATAAACCAATATCTACCGCAACACAAACAGCGTTAGACAATAAAGTAGATAAAGTAACAGGAAAAGTATTATCTACTAACGATTATACAACAACTGAAAAAAATAAATTAGCAGGAATAGCAACAGGTGCAGAAGTTAATCAAAACTCATTCTCTAACATAAAAGTAGGAACTACTACTATTGCTGCTGATACAAAAACAGATATTGTTGAATTTGTAGCAGGAAGTAATATTACTCTTACTCCGGATGCTACTAATGATAAATTAACTATAACAGCTAAAGATACTACTTATTCTGCTGCTACTACAACTGCTGCGGGACTTATGTCTGCTGCAGATAAAACTAAACTTGATAGTATAACATCTGGAGCAAATAAATATACTCATCCAACCTTTACTGCAACTACTGGTATAGAAACAGCTGATTAGACTCCATCCTTTGGAGATACTTTTAGTATATCACAAGTTGCTACTAATACTAATGGACATGTAACAAGTTAGACAACAAGAACAGTTACAATTCCAAATACTTTAGCAGATGGAACAACTCCAGGATTAAGTACAAGTGATTATACTAAAGCTGAAAAAGATAAACTTGCTGGAATTGCTACAGGTGCTCAAAAGAATACAGTAACTGGTGTTAAAGGTAGTAGCGAATCTACTTATAGAACAGGTAATATAAATATTACTAAAGCTAATATAGGACTTGATAATGTTGATAATACAACTGATGCAAATAAACCAGTTTCTACTGCATAGGCTGCTGCCATAGCAGACGCTAAAAAAGCAGGTACTGATGCTTAGACAAATCTCGATACTCATATAGCTAATGTAGCTAATCCACATAAAGTTACTAAAGCATAGGTTGGTTTAGGAAATGTAACAAACGAATCTAAAACAACCATGTTTACTAATCCAACATTTACAGGTACTCCTAAGGCACCTACTGCTGCTGCTGGAACTAATACTACTCAAATAGCTACTACAGCATTTGTACAAGCAGCTGTTGATAGCAAGCTTGCAGCTAACGATGCAATGTTGTTTAAAGGAACTATAGGTACTGGTGGTACAGTAACAGCACTCCCTACTACTCATAACGCAGGATGGACTTACAAAGTAATTACGTCTGGAACTTATGCTGGAGTAAAATGTGAAGTTGGAGATTTAATAATGTGTATTACTGATGGAACTACTGCTAATAATGCACATTGGACCGTAGTACAAACAAATATAGATGGTGCTGTAACTGGTCCATCTAGTTCTACAGCAAATGCAATAGCAACATATAATGGTACTTCTGGTAAAGTTATTTAGAATAGTTCTGTAACTATTTCGGGTTCTACTATTACAGGTAGTCTTTCTGGTAATGCTAGTACTGCTTCTAAGTGGGCTACACCAAGAACTTTATCTCTTACTGGTTCTGTAACTGGTTCTGCTACATTGGATGGTAGTGGTAATGTTTCATTAGCTACAACTACTAATCATTCTCATACATTTGCTTCTATAACTTCTAAACCTACTACTTTATCTGGTTATAGTATAACAGACGCTTATACAAAAACAGAATCAGATAATAAATATCAAGCAAAAGGTAATTATGTATCTTGGTCTAATAAGACTATTGAAACCGTAAACAATACTAATCTTAATCCGTAGGTTATTAGTGTTGAGAATGAGGAGCTGATAAACGGCTATGAAAAATATTATTCAGTGATAAACATTGGATCTTTTTCGGGCGGTAACTTTCGTTCTCAGCTGGCAATGCCTTATCAAAGCAGCCAAACTGACACAAACTTGCTTATCCGTACGGCAAACAGCACTACTTGGAGACCTTGGCGTAAGGTATTACATGATGGAAATACAAAGATTTCAGGCAATACTATTACTATTAATGGAACAAGTATCACTCCTCTTACTGCACATTAGAGTTTAGCAAATTATGTAACATTAAATAGTACTCAAACTATTAGTGGTACAAAAACATTTTCTAAAGCAATTACAGCTAATAGTTTTATTAAATCAGGAGGCACAGCATCTTAGTTCTTAATGGCTGATGGTAGTGTATCAACATTAGATACTGTTGCTGTTGGTACTGCTACTAAGCTTGCTACAGCTAGAACAATTAACGGAACAGCGTTTGATGGAACAGCGAACATCACTACTGCTAATTGGGGAACTGCTCGTAATATAGGTATTGTAAATTCAGATGGTACTGGTACTGCTGTTACTACAAGCGTTAATGGTTCTGCTGCTGTTAATCTTAAATTACCTGCTACCATTAAAGCAGCTTTGAGTGGTAATGCTACTACTGCTACTACTTTATAGACATCAAGAAGAATTCAAACTAATCTCGGTTCTACTACCGCTGCTAGTTTTAATGGTTCTGCAAATGTAACTCCTGGCATAACAGGAACACTTTCTATCGCTCATGGAGGTACTGGTGCTACTACAGCTGCTGCTGCATTAACTGCTTTAGGTGCTGCTTCAAGAGATATAGCATCATCAGATTCTAATGGATTAATGTCTAAAGAAGATAAAGTTAAATTGGACGGATTAGCTAATTATATACTTCCTATAGCAACAAACAGTGCACTTGGAGGTATAAAAGTAGGATATACTAATTCTGGAAAGAATTATAAAGTTCAAGTTGATTCTGGTGGTAATGCTTATGTTTACGTACCTTGGACAGATAATAATACTACATATTCTAACATGACTGCAGCAACCGCATCAAATGCAGGTAAAGCAGGTCTTGTTCCAGCTCCTGCAGCAGGAAAACAAACAAGTTTCTTAAGAGGAGATGGTACGTGGGTTATTCCTACTAACACAACTTACAGTTTAGTAAGCACCTCTGCTAACGGTCTTATGCCCAAATTACCTACTACTAATATTAGTAACGCGTCCCCAAATCTTCAATTACTTAATGGTACAGGTCAATATGTCGCACCACATCTTAGTTATTCAATGTTAAATAATACATTATCATTTGGTTTAAACACGGACATGATGGGTTTAGGAGCAGTTGTTACTACTATTACAACAGCAACTAATGAATTCGATGGATTAATGCCTAAAGAAGATAAAATCAAATTAAACGACTTGTCTTCTGTGTTAACAGTACCAAATGGTGGTCTTAATATAAAAGGGGACGTGTCTTTTGGAGAATCACCTAGTTCTGGAACTACTAATAATATTATAAATATTGGAAGTGCTATCTCAAACGGTTCTGTTGTAATTAATAAATATGATGTAAATGTTATAGGTACAATTAGAGTAAAAGCATCTTATGGTGCACCAGAAATTATTTTAGGAACAAGTACTACTTTATATAATTTAAAAGCTACTACAGCTACTATCGGCGGATCTATTTTTAATAATAATAAAATATCTACACAAAGTATTACCGCTAGTAATGATCTTACTGTGGGAGATAGTTCTTCTACTCATGTAAACATCGGTAATAACGAGATTGAGTTTTTAAACGGATCTAATTTAGATACTTATATAAATGCTAGTTAGTGGAATAGTATTTATGATATAGAGATTAGTACTGGTACAAATAATAATAATCGAATTTCTCTTTCTTCTAATATAATTAACTTAGATGCAACCGACGATATTGTTTTAGATAGTTAGACTAATGCCCACATAAAGACAGCAGGTAATTTATATTTTATGCCTACTGGTTCGTTATACTCAAGTAAATCAATGTAGATTTCTTCTGACAGACGAGCAAAAGAAAACATTACAGATATTGATGATGATTCTTTAAAATAGATAAATAATATAAATTATAAACAATTTAATTATATAGGTGATAACAACACTGATTATGGTGTTATTGCACAAGATGTCCTAGAATTAGGATTACCAAATATTGTTAGAGGATCAGAAGAAGAAATGTATTCTGTGAACTATAACAACTTATTTATATTAGAGATTATCAATCTTAAAAAACAAATAAAAGAATTAAAAGAAACAATCAACGACTTAAAAAACATTGTTTCTAAAAATTAAAAAAATTAATTAACAAAAACTTAACTAAAAATTTTATAATTGTGGACAACACAATTGAAAAAATTTATTGTTGCGATCGTAACAATAACGATACTGCGTTAACAGCAGCAATTTTGGCAAATAACAATCATGATGGTTGGGGACCTATGGCTGCAATGATGAATGGTGGTATGAACAACTGGATGAATAATCCGTTTGCTTATATGATGTTTATGGCTCTGTTCCGCAATGGTGGTTTCGGTTGGGGAGGTGGTAACGGCATGGGTGCCGGTGTAGCTACTCAGGGTATCGAAACTCAGGCTCAGTTAAATGCTATCCGTACATAGTTACAGGATAATCAGAATGCTGATTGTATTAAGCAGGCTGTACAGGGTAATGCGTTTGCTATTAGTCAGTTGGCACAGAATCTTAACGTAGATTTCAATACTCTCCAGAAGTGTTGCTGTGATGTTCAGGCTGCTATTCAGCAGGTTGCTGGACAGGTAGGTTTCTCAGCAGAGCGTGTAATTAATGCTGCTAATCTCGGTGATTGCAATATTATTTCTAAATTACAGGAATGCTGCTGCAACATACGTCAGAACATATGTGACTTCCGTAGTGCTATGGCTCTGCAGATGTGCCAGTAGACTGGAGAACTCCGTAATGGTCAGCGTGATCTTGGTCAGGCAATTACTCAAGGATTTGCTACTTCTTCTTATGAGACATAGCGTCAGACTTGTGATATCATAAATGCTGGTAACGCTAATACTCAGCGTGTAATTGATACTTTGAATAATCACTGGAATGATGAGAATCAGCGTAAGATTCAGGATTTGAAGTTTGAGCTTTCTCAGGAGCGTCAAAACAATCTGTTACTGAATCGTCTTGGTGGTTGTAATAACTGCTGCGGATGTAACAACAACTGCGGTTGTGGACTTTGATCATATTAATTAATTAAATTGTTTAATTATGGTTATTTTATCACCGGTAGGCTTAGCCGCCGCTCCAGTAGCTAATCAGGTTTCTGTATTAGCTACTTTTAAGGAGAAGTTATGTCGCACAATTTGTGCTACTTCTTCTAATCAGCCATCAGCAACAGTAACATATAGAAATGAAACACCGGTACTTAATGGTACTACAGTATTTGTTCCTGTTGTGGCTACTATTACTATCGTAACTCCTGGTTATGGTTGTAAAGCTACTACTCAAGTAATCACAGAAAGATTTATGATTGCTTTTTAGGGTAGAACAACTTTGCCTGCTTCTGTAACAATCAATCAGGTAGGATCTACACAGGGTCTTATTAAAATTATTTGCGGTAAATCCAATTGTTACGCTATTAATAGTTCTTTAACAGTTTCAATCCCAGCTTAGGCTGCTTAAAATAAATAAAGGTGTGGAGTAAAAATACTCTGCACCTCTATTTAATACTATATCATTAACTTAAAAAACAAAAGATATGTTACTATTTAAAGAAATAAAACAAAATTATCCGGTATATATTTTAGATACACAAGAACTTGAACTTACACAAGGTAAGGTTACTTAGGTATCATTTCCTAGACTAGATATAAATCAGAAAACAGGTAAAACAGAAATGGTTGTTGATGTTACGATAGATGCTTTTGGTAAAACAGCTATATATACCATTCCAGAAGGTCTTTCTGTCACATATGCTGGGAATTTAGTTCTTTCTACAGAAAAGTCTGGTCTTGTAAACGAAGTAGAAGTACAAAAAGCAAATGCTGAACAAATACTTTCTTCTGCAGAAAAAGCACATAAAATTATAGATAAAGCACCATCATTACTTTCTGAATTAAATCCTGTGTTCAAAGAGAAACAAGAAAATGAACAAAGATTTGGAAAAATAGAAAAATCTATAGATGATATTTCTATGTTAATGAAATAGCAGCAAGCCATGATGGAAAAATTTATTAATAAAATAGATACACGTATAGCATGAAAGAATATATTATAGTAAGAAAAAACACAAATAATGTTGACAAAAAACAAGTTCCTATAAAAGATGCGTATGAGTATATACAAAAAACAATGGAATGTATAAAAGGATATAAAGAATATCTTAAAAAACATGGTCATCATTTTACAAACGAACTTGCTACACATGCTAGTAAGATGATGATTAATGCAAATGGAGTAACTCATTGTTGGGAACCGAATCAAATAAAAACAGAATTAATACAATACGGTTTTAACGTTCCAGATTCATTTATAGGAGATGCTACATATCTTGCTAATATGTATTATGCTGATTTATATCCAGATCCTTTATCTAATGAAATGTAGTGTATATTAGCTGCATATAAAATAATAAATGATCCTGATGGATATGAAGGTATGGTGTTTCGTAGATGGGTTTCTGATATAGTTGGTAAAAAAGTTGAAATAGACTGGGAACATTTTACATAATATATTGTTATTTTCAAAACTTATTGAATCTAACAACATTTACACAAAAATAGATTTATCCGAAACCTCGTTAAAAATCTTTCTAACTTTGTAACGTTGAGTTTCCGACACTATATAAGTGTAAATTAAACTTAATTAAATATGACAAATTGTAATAATAACAATTGTGAGTGTTGTAACAACTGTTGTAGAGATTCAATACAGTTTGGTACAAACACTAAAAATAATACACAAACAAACCATATAATAAATGGTGATCCTAATAACGGATATAACACTGGAGATATATTAGATGCTAACGCAATAATTGACCTCGTTGTGTCATTAACACAGGATATAATAAATTGGAAATATATAGGATATGAATCATAATATTATACACAAACAAAGATTTATATTATCTAAAACTGAAGCAGATTTTAAAAACGAAGTATCTGAAGGTTTGATATGTGGTTGCGATATAGCATTTATCGTAGAACCAAACAATAAAGATATATATACACACGGTATATATATGTTAAAAGAAATTAAGAGCGACATAAACGATCTTAAAACAATTACAGCAAATCATGAAATTAGAATAACAGATAACGAAACAGATATTGCTAATCTTAAAATAAGTTTAGGAAATCTTGAAAATAGAGTTACTGTAAATGAAGGTGATATTGCTAATCTAAAAATAGGATTAACTGCTGTACAAAACGCAATTACTAATATAAATAAACGTATTAGTGAAATAGATTCTACTATTAATAACTTTAAACAAGAGGTTAATAATGAATTTAATACGATAAATAATAGAATTGAAGCAATTACTACGACTGCAGTAACCATGGAAATTGTTACTGAACTTCCGGATAAGAGTAATGCAAAACCAAATGTTATTTATTTAGTTCCTTCTGTTGATCCACATAATAATAATATTTATACAGAATATCTTCTCTAGAATAATCAATGGGAAATTATAGGAACATAGAAAGCAGAACTTGGTCTTGAAAACTATGTTACAAATACATAGCTTGGACAAACATTGCAGAATTATTATACTAAAACTGAAACAAATAATTTGCTGAATCAAAAAGCAGATATTTCACATACCCACACAACAAACGATATTACTAATTTCCCAACGTTTAAAACTATAAATGGATAGTCAATAACTGGATCTGGTAATATTACTATTAGTGCTCCTACAGTAGATTTATCAAACTATTATACTAAGACAGAATGTGATAATAAATATCTTACATCACATCAACAGATAAAAACTATAAACGGACAATCTTTAATAGGAACTGGAGATCTTCTTATTACTGCACCAGATATAGATTTAAGCGAATACGTTAAGGCTAATGATTTAAAAACAATAAACGGTCAATCTTTAATTGGTTCTGGCAACATTACAATAGAAGGCGGTAGTGGTAGTACAGTAGATACATATTGGTCTCTTAGTGGAAATACTCTTAGTCCGATTAGTTCTGATTATGAAGTAAGCGCAAAAACATTCTACGCTTCTTCTGATATTAATCTTAAACATAACATAAATTCTATTTCTAAAGAAGATCTTGATAAGGTTGATAATATAAACCTTGTATCGTTTATGTTTAATGGAGAAGATGTTAAGAAATATGGAGTAATAGCACAAACTGTTGAATGTGCTGGTCTTAACAATCTTGTTAATACAACAGATGGTATTAAATCTGTAGATTATCAGTCTTTAATGATTTTATATATTAAGAAATTAGAAACCGAAATAGAAGAACTTAAGGAAAGGGTAAATAAATATGAACAAACTAATAGCAACAAAGCGTGATTTAGCTAATATAATCACAACAGGGGGAGGTTCATATTCTAATAGTTCAAACGAAGTATTTACAAAATCTTTTATTAATTCTTTAGATTCTAATTCTATAAATGGTATTATAAATCTTACATATAGCGTAGAATCTACAGGAAGATCTTCTTATCTAGACAATGAATGTATTTTATACGAAGACATTCATTTTATTAAATCAGAAGAACCAACTCCTTCAGAAAACTATGAATTTGCTTTTTATCGTGGTTATGATTCTGTTGGTGACGGAGAAACAGATTGGTTTGGATATATAGGAGAAAATACTACTACTATAATCGATAATGTTGTAAATGATAATAGTAGTGAAATTAAAATATGTTCTAAAAAGATAGATAATAATGATTGGAGTTTTATACAATATACACACAATCAATTACCAAGTTGGATATAGATAACTAATTCTGATGGTGGTATTTATGTAAATGCATCTGAAAACAATATAGGAGAAGAAAGATATTTTGATGTAATATTTACACAAAACGAATCTGGTAAAAAAATAACATTACGTGTTATTTAGATAGACGGAAGTTCCATATTCCTATCAGAATTTGATGACATGATCATTAAATATACGTGGGAAGAAAACGACGGAATTGATCTTGATACAGCCACTAGAATAGGATATAAATTATATAATAACGACGATGTTACATATGAAAATTATGTAGGATTTGATCAGCCTGGAAACAACGAAAATATATTTATACAGTATGGTGGTGATAATAGAGAATCTGGAAACGAAACAACAGCAATCAAATTTAAAGATTATATAAACAATATTTCAGAAGAACAACTAAAACAAATATATTGTATTTAGATAGAGGCTCGTGCAAATTGGTATGATACGAAAAACAACAATCATTCTTGTATAATGAATTATTCTACATATAGTGGTGGAATAATATCTAAAGACGGATTTACGTTTACTTCTTCTGGAAAACAGATTTCTACGGATTCATAGAAAGTAAATGTATATGCGTACGGAACACAAAATAAAAATTGTCCAGAAAAATGGTATACAAGAACATTGATAATAAGATATTTTGTTGGATCTAAAACAGCAATTGCTACTTTTGGATTAAATATAGACAATCCTAATGATTTAAGAGAGTGTGGTTGGTCTTATAATGATGCAGAATTGTATACATCATTTGCTAATATTACACAAGGAGAAACAAATACTGATTTAGAAAAAACAAGAACTTATTTTAATAGTTTTAGTGTAGGTAAACATAATGTAAATCCTTTTGATGTCGTAGAATCAAGATTTAAAATAATAATTAACAATCCTCGTAGATGTATAGATTATACACCATATATTCCTATTGCTTCTGATTATTTTAGTGATTGCGAAACATATAAAGATGATTCTGGAGACAATGTATATAAGTTTACATTTTCAAATTGTGAATTTAATAATACAAATGTATCGTTGCGTTTACATGAAATAACACCCCAAATGTCTGATTTATATATGCGTAAACCAGAAGAACCATATTTATCTGTATTTGAATTAAATGGATATGATACTGAAGAAAGTTCTATTTTAAATTCCAGCGATCGTTTTTCTATTACTATAGGAACTTCATCTTGGGACACATGTATGGGTTATGATAAAACAACGTGGACTGGATATTTTAACAGTAAAAATTCAAAAGGAGAAAAATCTAAAGTTACTTGTATTTCAAAACCAGAAAATGCTTCTATATCTATAGTAGATGGTACAGATCATGATTATGAGGTTACAATAACGGTTGATAAACAAAACGATTCGGATTTTGCTGTTACTTATACTTTTGAATTTGAAAATGAAGACAATCGTCGTGAAAAATATAATATTTGGCAACGAGGCAAAAATTAGTTAGGAGTATATTATTATTAGCTAATAAAATTTTCAAAGTCAGAAAACGAATCATACTATTCTGGAAACCTTTATTTTAATTATAAAGGTGGTTCTGATACAGAAAGAGTAGTTGGAGTAACAAATGGAGATGATATTTCGTACGATCAAATTACAGTATAGAAATCTAACGAAAGTGTTGATTGGTATAATTATGCATATGATTCTTCTACAGGAACAATAACTGTAACAACAATAGAAAATCCAAATAATACTGATAGGCATGCTTCATTAGATGTAATCTTTTTAAATAAAACATATAAATTTACAATTACATAGGATAAAAAATCATGATAAACACAAGATTTATATTTTATCAGAACAAAAAAGATTTTAATTCTGATAAACAAAATATATTAGATAGTTCTATAGTGTTTATAGCAGACACTAAAACCATTTATACTCACGGTACTGAATTTAATTGTTTTACAGAGAATATATCTAATGAAATTTTAAATAAGATAAAATTTAGATTGTCTGGGTCTATAATACAGTATTCTATAGATGGAGGTAAAACATGGGAAAAACTTATTGATTTAAATGACGTAGATTGGACTAAAATAACAAATCTTCAACAAACAATATAGAATATAATAAATCAAACAGTAGATTTATCAGATATAGAAAGACGTATTTCTATATTAGAATCAAAAGTAAATAATCATGAAACAAGGATAACCAATCTTGAAAACAATCAAGATGCTCCTGGAAATGATTATGTTTTACCTACTGCTACTGGAACAACACTTGGTGGTATACGTGTTGGATTCACAGAAGATTCTTCTAATAAAGATTATCCTGTGCAACTTGATTCAAATGCAAAAGCATATGTACATGTTCCTTGGGTAAAAGGTGAAGGAGGAAGTGGTTCCGGAGAAGATACTTCTACTAAATATAAAGCATTTGCTTTTTATACTGTACATTATGAAAATGGTTCGTATAACACAACAGAGGAAAATGCTGTAAAAATTACTCCTTCTGAATTTGATTCTGATAAATCTATTCCTATTTCTCCAACCGGATGTACAGATACAGCACAAGCAACAAATCCTAAGGACTTGATATATATGACAACATGTTGGGTTATTAATGGAGTCGCTGGATCATGGTCACCGTTTGCTTTAATGAAAGATACAACAGATTTTGATGTGTGTTTTAACGGGAGCGAAACTAAACCGTCTGCTCCAACACAACACGGTACACAAAACGGAACAGGTGGATGGTATGACGATGTTACTAAACTTTCTGGAGATGCTGTATGGATGGCTACAAGTACTTTAAATAATGGTGCTTGGTCAGAATGGCAAATAGTTAGAATAAAGGGCGAGAAGGGTGAAGATGGTACATCAATTAAGATTGTTGGAGAATTAGATGGTACAAGATATACGTCTATAGAAGTGCTTACTACATTAAGTAACGGTACTGACAAATCAACAGGATTGTTACTCTCAGACGGTTCTAGATATACTGGATTAAAAGCTGGAGACTGTTTTAAAGTTGTAGGGGGTACATTAGACGGACACATTGTATGTTGTAATGACGATACTCCAAATTATGTATGGACAGACTTAGGTAATATACAAGGTCCTGCTGGTGAAGACGGAGAATCTAGTCATTTGCACATAAAATTCAGTAACGACGTACAACCAGATGAGACCGGACACGCAACATCTGGTACATTTACAGGAAATAATGGAACGAATCCTGGTAAATATATGGGTACACTAATTGACAATAATGTAACTGCGTCTAATAATATAGAAGATTATAAATGGTAGTTATGCAAAGGTGAGGATGGATTTGGATATGAATATATATATACATCTTTATCAGAGCGTTATGTGAATAATAGTGTATTTAAAACTCCAGCGATAGACACTAATATAAATCAAACAACTGCTAATTTTTATGCTACTATGAATGGAGAACAAGTTTCTTCATCACAATTAAATCAAACTTATTCTGTAATTTGGAGCGATGAACGTATGGTATGTGATGCAGAACATCCATATATATATAGAGCGTGGAAAAAAACAAATAAAACTTCTGGTTATTTTTCAGGAAATTCTGAAAATAGTAGATCTCCATTATTAATAGATCAATATATTGTTTCTGATGTAAATTCTGAAACAAATGTAGAACAAATTACATATTACGCAATAAGTGATAGTTCTACAAATTATCCACAAACACCATCTATTATGTCAAGTTCAAATCATGCTGGTGGATATTTTATACAAACAGATGATTCTTGGGAAGAAGAAAGACCTACTGGTACTCTTAACCCAGGACAGTGTTTATGGAAAATAATATTTACATGCTATGATAAAATAGTTGATGGAATATATAAGAAAATAATTTCATCTGGTGCAATTCTTGCTGAACTTGCTGGCGTTGGAAATGAGGTTAATAGTACTGGAGCAGATTGGATATTTATGGGAGAATGGTAGTCTAATATAAAATATGAAAGAAATTCTGAAGTAATTCCTTATGTTGCTTGGGGTTATTAGATTAGACACGAAGACGGATCTGTAGAGCATTCTAGTACAATAACAAGCGATACATACGGAGCAATGAGACAATATTGGTTCCTTTCCAGAACAGCTTCTGAATCTACTGGAATAGAACCTGGAAGTAAAGACGCAGAAGGAATATGGATACCATTTGATACTACAGAGGCGTTAAGCGCACAATTTGCAAGTATAGATTAGATAGCAGCAAGAAAGATATCTGCTGCTGATATAAGAGCTGACCAAATTACTTCTGGAAAAATTTCTGCAGAGTATTTAAATATAAATGGTATTACGGCAAACGACATCATAATTACTGGACAATCTGTATTTACTGGAAGTATTAAAAGACAAAAAACCATTATTACTCCTGATAATATATTACAATATGCAAAAGTCGATGAAATAATAGAAGGACAGCTTGCAACATATGATTTTTATTTAGATAAGATAGGACAATGGATAGAGTTTTAGGGAAATTTTGAGAACGACATTACGTTTAATATGCCGGGAATTACAGATATATTTAATGACGGAGACTCCGTAAGACAATATGTTGGAAATAGTATAATATGTTATAATAAATCAAACACTGGTATAATATTTACAAAGGCTTGTACAGAAAGCGAAAATGGTTCTACGGTATCGGTTGCTATATCTCCACAATAGGGAGTTTACACAAAATGTAAAGTTTATAAAAAATCATACGAAGAAGATAAAGAATGTATTACTTGGGTTACAACTAGATTTTCACTTAGATCTTAATGATAAAATAAATGTTTGATATACGGGGAGACAAAATAGTATTAAATACTGAAGACTTAGCTATTCCTCCTTTTAAAGAATACTATAACAATGCCTAGGATAAATCTTAGGCATTAAAAGAAATAGAATATATTATATGGAGATATAAATGGAATACTCCATATGAAGCATATCCTGAGAATGAACGTTCTCAGAGGGTGGCTAAAGATGTATTTAATGTAGAGAATTACATAGTTTCTGCTGAAATGAATGAGCTTATTAAACGTTTTAACGAGTTTTAGGAGACTCCTAGTACAAGATTACTCGGTGCTTCTAAAACTGCAGCAGAGGGCTTAATAGATGCCTTAAACGAATATACTAGAGATCTAATGGATATAGATACAGCCATTAAGGTGACACGTATACTTAAAGATGTGGGCAATATTGTTAAGTCTCTTGATATAACAATGAAATAGGCTAAAGCAGAACAAAACGATCTTGGTAGAGTTAAAGGTGGTGGTACTATCGGTCTCTACGAAAGATCTAGTTATTAATTTATTTTAAGCTACATACTTATGGTAGATTTTAATAAACATATAAAAAACACTGATAAATTTCGTGAAGCCGCATTGTTTTTTCAGGAACACGGATGTTATACATTAGCACCTCCAGGAACAACAGATTATATACAATACTGGGATAGAGAAACTAAAAGGTGTCTAAATGGGTATGTGGCTGAAGATGGGGATGCTATAACAGGCTATCATTATTTCTACTTAAATTATAGTCCTATTATGAAACTTGAAGAAGTCTAGTATACTGATAAGTATGGTAATAATAGAACCAGACGTGAACGTATATTAGGCTTCCCTAGATTCTGGGATTATGATTATTATTACTTTAATGCAATAGAAGAAGCTGAAGAATCTGGTAAACACATGGCTGTGTTAAAATCTCGTCAAAGAGGTTATTCATTTAAGGGTGCTTCTATGCTAGTTCGTAATTATGAACTTATAGAAGGATCTAAGAACTTTGCAGTAGCTTCTGAATAGAAATTTTTGATTGGTGATGGTTTACTTACCAAAGCATGGTAGATAATGGATTTTATAGATAAGCATACAGCTTGGTCTAAACAACGTCTTACATCTACACGTATGGAAAGAGTATCTGGTTATAAGATTACAGACGAGTTTGGTAAACAAATCGAAACAGGTTATCTTTCAAGTATAACAGGTATTACTCTTAAAAATGATCCTGAACGTATTCGTGGTACTCGTGGTAAACTTGTGTTATTTGAAGAGGGTGGTAAATTCCCAAATCTTGAAACAGCATGGCGTGTTGAACAACCTGCAGTAGAAACTGATGACGGTGTTGCATTCGGGCTAATGGTTGTTTACGGCACAGGCGGCACAGAAGGTGGTTCATTTGATGGACTTAAATAGATGTTCTATAAACCAGAAGCGTTCAATATATTAAGTTTTCCTAATATATGGGACGATAATGCTAACGAACGGTGTGGATTCTTTGTTCCGTCTTGGAGCAACATGGAAAGTCTTGATGAGAATGGTAAATAGATATTTATGGATGAGTTTGGTAACTCTCTAAGAGATAAGGCTGTAGAAGAGCTTATAAGCCAACGTAATAAGATTAAAGACGGTGGTGCTACTCAATAGTCTATAGACCGTTTTATATCAGAACGTCCATTAAAGCCGCAAGAAGCTGTACTTGAATTAGGTAAGAATATATTTCCACGTAAACTTCTAATGGATTAGTTATCTAAAATTCGTACAAATACTAAACTATAGAACATGAAACATGTTGTTGACCTGAACTGGGATGGAGACGGTAAAATTATTGCTACGGAAAAGAAATCAGGAGATATAACTACATATCATTTGAAGAAAGATGATAAACCAGAAGGTTCGATAGTAATATGGGAATATCCAGTATAGAATCCTCCATATGGATTATATATAGCTGGTGCGGATCCATATGATCACGATGAATCATTTACTAACTCTCTTGGTTCTACTTTTATATTTAAACGAGTAAGAGCAGGAGAAGCGTGGAATGATGTTATTGTAGCAGAATATTCTGGCAGACCTAAAACAGCAGAAGACTATTATGAAAACGTTCGTAAACTTTTAGTGTTCTATAATGCTAGATTATTATTTGAGAACGAACGTAAAGGTATATATCCTTACTTTACTAATAGACATTGTGATTACCTATTAGCAGATTAGCCAGATAAAGTAATATCTGAAATATTTAAAGATAGTAAAGTATCAAGAAGAAAAGGATGTCATATGACAAAATCAATTAGAGCATATGGTGAAGGTTTAATACTTGAATGGTTATTAGACGAATATGAACCAGGACATCCAAATATAGAAAGAATATACAGTGAGCCACTACTTGAAGAGCTTATAGAAAACGACGGTGTGCGAAATGTTGACCGTGTTATCGCACTATGTATGACAATGATATATAGGGAAGAGTTGTTTCAAGTAAAGATATAGGCTGCACAAGAAGAAAACAAACAGGTTGAACTCTTTGACATACCCTTGTTCACAAAAGAATTTTATAATGAACAGGAAGATAATATAGAAGAAAATACACCTTTATTTACATTTTAAGCATGGAAGATAATTTATATAACTCAACATTTCCTAGACAAAAGTTATCTTTAAAGAAAAAGAATGAAAAGTGGAAACACGATTGTGTTAATTACATAATCGGAGAAGGAAACATCACTTCTGGAGGTCAAAATATAAATAGATTTCAAGAATTATAGACATACTATAATTTATATAATAGTATATTTGACGAAAACGACTTTAAAAGGATAACAAACCCTTTTCGTGTCAAAGACGGATTCCCTGCAACTCCACAAGACTTTAATATAATAAGACCTAAGATAGACTTATTAATAGGAGAAGAAACAAAACGTCCATTAAACTTTAAAGTAGTTCGTACTTCACAGGAAGCTGCTTCATAGATGATGGACAAACAAAAAGAACTTGTCATATAGTATTGTATGAGTGCTATATAGGCTAATATGAGCGAAGAAGAACAAGCTCAGTTTCAACAAGGATTACAAAGCGGTGAGATTATGCCTCCTGAAGCTATTGCCAAATACATGGATAAAGACTATAAGGATGTAGTAGAAAATACTGCTTATCATACTATTTGTTATTTAAGAGAGAAACTAGGCTTAGATAATGAATTTATAAAAGGATGGAAAGATGCTCTTATTGCAGGAATGGAATATTATTATGTTGGTATTTAGAATGGTGAACCGTACGTAGAGCGTGTTAATCCACAAGAATTTAGTTTCGACAAAAGTCCATCATTAGAGTTTGTTGAAGATGGAGAATGGTGTTGTAGAAAGATGAGAATGTCTATCTCTGATATTTATGACAGATATTATGACAAACTTGAAGAAAAAGATCTTAACAAACTTTCTGACATGATTAATTCTGTGCCAGCTAATAATTATGGTGAGCATGGAAGACAGGATGATTTTAATAAGATTAGAATGATGTTCAACGATAATCCACTTACTGATGATTACAGTAAAAATCATATTAATGTGTGGCATTGTTGTTGGAAATCGTTTAAAAAGATATTCTATATAACATATTAGGATGAACAAGGAGAAATTGTTTCAGACATAGTAGATGAAACATATGTTCCAATAGGTACAGAAATATCTATAGAACCAGATTGGGTTATTGAAGTATGGGAAGGATATAGAGCAGGACAAGATTTATATTTTGGTATAGGACCTGTAGAATATCAACACATAAGCATAGATAATCCAAATAGTAATAAATTACCTTATTGTGGTGCTATTTATAGTAATACTAATAGTCATCCAAAATCATTAGTAAGTATTCTTAAACCGTTGTAGTATATGTATATTGTACTTTGGTATAGACTTGAACTTGCTATTGCTAGAGATAAAGGTAAGGTTGTTAATATGGATATTACTTAGATTCCTAAATCTATGAATATATCTCCAGAAAGATGGCTACATTATTTATCAAGTGTTGGAGTTAACTTTATTAATCCATACGAAACATAGACAGGTGTACCTGGTAGAGACGGACAACATCCGGCAGCATTTAATTAGATTACTTCATTAGATCTTACTATGAGTAATGTTATTGCTGAATATATACAGCTTATGGACAAGATTGAATAGTTAGCTGGTACTATATCTGGTATCACTGCTCAACGTGAAGGAGCTGTATCTACTAAAGAACTTGTTGGTAATGTAGAACGTTCCGTATTACAATCATCACATATTACTGAACCTTGGTTCTGGGTACATAATCAATGTAAGCGTCATGTACTTAATATGTTGTTAAATACTGCAAGAGGTGCATGGAAAGATACTGGTAAGAAGAAACTTAATTATATTTTCGACCATGGTGAACGTGCATTCTTAAACATCAACGATGATTTCTATTTTGAAGATCTTGATGTGTTTGTAAGCGATACTTCTAAAGACTTAGAGAACATATAGAAGTTACAATAGCTTATTCAACCAGCTATGTAGAATGGTGCTAGTTTACTTGAAGCCGCTGAAGTACTTACCACGGATAACTTTAATTTACTTAAACAGAAGTTAGTAGATATGCAGAAGCGTCAAGAAGAATTACAACAGCAACAGCAACAGGCTGAAGCAGAACAACAACAGCAATTACAGTAGATGCAAAATGAAGCTAAACAACAAGAGCTTATGCTTAAAGAGGCTGAAATGGATCTTGAACGTTATAAGATAGATCAAGATAACGTTACTAAGATTACTGTAGCTGAGATATCTGCATATCGTGGTACTGAAGACAAAGATGTTGATAAGAACGGTATTAGCGATCCAATTGAAATTGCTAAGGATGCTACAGCTCAAATGAAGATTCGTGAAGATCAATATACTAAACGTTATGAATCTGATCAGAAGCGTAATATAGAACAAGAGAAGATGAAACTTGAACGTGAGCGTATGAAGCATGAAACAGAACTTCAACGTTAGAAAGACCAAGCTGCTCTTGAACGTGAGAAGATTAAAGCACGTACAGCAATTCGTAATAAAACCGCAGGTGAGAAATGAAAAAGAATACTAAACAATTCCAAGAACGTTTTGAACGTTGGAAGAACGGAGAGAGTTATTGGGATATCGTTGGTAGACCTTTAACATAGAAAGAAGAATAGCAGCCTATATCTCCTGAAGAATAGGCTTACTATGATTCTGTTGTAGCTGAATATGAGAACGGTAAAGACTCTGTAATTAAAAATACTATAGGGTATAATTAGTGGAGAGAATCTTTACCTACTAATCTTAGACAAGAAACTCCTGATTATGATTTATATGGTGCGTATAAAGCTGGTGCACAACCTAGTTTAGAAGACGATGGGAAATATCACTTATCTTCAAGAGATCCGTATACAGGACGTATATTAAAACGTCCGCAACACGAAACATACACGAAAGCTATTATTGAAGATGCAAAGATAGGATATTTTCCTACTAAATCTTTAAACGGTTATACATATACAGATACGTGGAAAGGAAATCAACATGGAATTGATAACGGATTTGTAAAATATAATCAAAACGATCAAATGTTTTTTTCTAAAAATAATAAAAAAACAACATCTTATGAAGACATTATTAAATATATTTTTAGAAATAATGCGTATAATAATATATCACCAAACAGATATACTAATTTTAAAGAAAGAATAATCAAAGGTATAATTTTAAACAAAGATGTTGATAGTATAAGAGAAAACGGATATGACAAAGATAGAGATGATCAGTGGGCGCAATATTTACAAATACCTAAAAACGCAAGACACAAACAGCCTGGAATTCGTAAATTATATAACGCTTAGTATTTTCCAGTAATAAAAATTCCTTTTAAACCTAACGATAACAAAGTGTTTAAAATGAAATTAACAAATAAAGAAAAAGAATCATTAATAAATTTTGCTAAACAAAAAGAATTAATGTTCGGCAGAGAAATTTCTGGAAGACCTTTAGATAGACTATTTGGAGATCATGCTATAGGAAGAGGTGTTGATGATAAAGGAGAATATATATCATATCGAGATATATACGACATTAATCCTTTTTAGGGAGCGGACACACAAAAATCAACAGGTAGTTTATATTTAGATTATAAATTAAGAAAATATAACGGAGATGTTGGAAAAATAATCGGTGCGAAACCGTTTACTATTTATGATCGTATTTATTTGGATGATTATTATGGTGTAGACAGTTCTGCCAATCAAGGAACATATTATGGTGGTTATTTACCTGAAATAACAATAAAATCTAAAAAATAAAATTATAAACCGTGATAAGTTTATAATTTACAATATACTAAAATAAAAAAAATAACAAACATTAATTAATTATAATTAATCTAAATAATGGGAAGAAAAAAGAATAATCCATCAATATTTGATGCTCTTGCTTCTACCGGTATTACTGGTAATGACCCACAAGATCCAAATTCATCGTATACTAATGTTGATGACATTACGATGGGTACAAATATTGATGATGTAACTAATATAAGTGATCCAGCAGATAATGCTGTGGATACAAAAGGTAAAAAGGATCCTCACGATGATGATTCTGAAATACCTGAAGATGTTCTAAATAATATAGATAATGTTTCATCTGACAATTTGGATGGTGATTCTGACAATTAGAATGACGACGACATAAACAACAATACAGATAATATAGACGACGTTGATACTACTCCTGAAGAGCAGGAGCAAGTTGGAGCATTCTTTGACGCATTTGCAGAAGCACTTAATTGGCAAGTAGACGATGAAGAAAGACCTACTACAGTACAGGGTATTATAGACTATATGACTAATGTAGTAAAAGAAAATTCAGTACCTCATTATGCTGATGAACGTATTCAGAAACTTGATGAATATGTAAAGAACGGTGGATCTTTCGACGATTTTTATAATGGAATGTCGTAGGAAATTCAATACGATTCCATTAATATGGAAGACGAAACAAATCAAAAAACAATAGTACGCGAATATCTTAAATATCAAGGTTATACAGATGAACAGATTTCGTCTAAGATTGAAAGATACGAAGATGCTGATATGCTTGAAGATGAGGCTAACGATGCAGTAGAAAGAATGAAACAAATACATTCTGAACAGCTTCAACAACAGGAAGAGGAACAGCGTAGACTGTTTGAACAGCAATAGGAACAGACTAAAAAGTTTGTAACAGATCTTAATACAACAGTATCTAATCTTTCTAGTATACGTGGTATTAATATACCTAAAGAAGATCGTAGAAAACTTTACGATTATATTACAAGAGTAGATGAGAATGGTATGACACAGTATTAGAAAGACTTTAATTCAAACCTTATAAATAATCTTGTTGAATCAGCTTATTTTACAATGAAAGGCGATGCTCTTATTAATGGGGCTAAAGATAAAGGTCGTACAGATGCAGCAACAAAATTGCGAAATGTATTGAGACACTCTACAAAAAATCGTTCGTCTCAAGGAATAGATGATAATAAACGTTCAGCCTTAGATGTTGCGTCAAGATTCTTTGGCTAATGTAAAAATTAACTAAAACAATTTATGAATAATACACTTTTAAACAATCTTCAGCTTTATCGTGGACGTCGTTTCAGCGATTTAGTTGATGAAAACATGATTTCTAATGCATTGCTGACTCGTCCACACGAGATGAGTGGCTTGCTTTCACTTATTTTTGGTACAAAAGACGATGGCGTTTCTACTGCCATTGATTTGATCACAGGTGGTCTCGGTAAAACAATGGTAATCGAGAACCGTGAGTATGAGTGGTCTGTAATGATTGATTCTGACCACGCAGTTAATATTCGCTATGCTAAGGTAGGTAATACTACTATCGCAACTGGTGAAGAGGATATTTATCCAGGTCTTAATAATCAGCCAATTTATCTCGGTGTTGAGGAGCGTTGGTTTGGTCCTGGTGCTGTACTTTCATTTGATGATGTAAACTACCAGGTACGTATTTCAGGTCATCCTTATCAGGATGGTACTACATGGGTATATGAGTGCTATGTAGCTGATGGTTTTGCAGGTTCTTATATTCCTGCTAAGTTCTTGACTCCCGGTCGTCAGGTTAGTCGTATTGGTTCTGCTTACGAGGAGTATAGTGATGAGGCAGATATCATTAATTATCAGACACCATTTAAGATGCGTAATAATCTTACAACTCTTCGTCTGACTTATGATATTACTGGTGATGCTTATTCAACAGTTCTTGCTATCGCATTGAAAGATCCTGAGACAGGTAAGACTTCTTATCTGTGGTCTGATTATCAGTATTGGCTTGCTCTCCGCGAGTGGAAGCGTCGTGAGGAGAAGTTCTTGCTGTTCTCTAAGTCTAATCGTGCTTCTGACGGTACATATAACTTGAAGGGTACAAATGGACGTCCTGTGCCTATTTCTGCAGGTCTGTTTGAGCAGATTAGCCCATCTAACGTACGTTACTATACTACTTTGACAGCAGAGTTACTCGAGGATTATCTGTTTGATCTGTGCTATAATATGCTTGGTACATAGGAGCGTAAGTTTATGGCTCTTACTGGTGAGATGGGTATGCGTGAGTTCGATCGTATTCTGAAGGATAAGGTAGCTGGTTATCAGCTGATCGATACTGTATTTGTAACTGGTAGTGGTCAGAACTTGACTCTCGGTGGTCAGTTTACTACTTATAAGATGACAAACGGTATTGAACTTACTCTTAAACATTGTGCTCTATTTGATAATATGGAGATGTTCCGTACACTTCACCCACTGACAGGTAAACCACTGATGTCTTATACATTCTTGTTCGTTGATCTCGGCACACGTGATGGTCAGGCAAATGTTGTTAAGGTTTGTCGTAAGGGTCGTGAGTTCGTACAGTGGTGTACTGGTGGTTCTGTAATTCCAAGTGGTTATGGCAACAGTGTTAACACTCTGCGTTCTAATAGCCGTGATGGTTATGAGGTACACTTCCTCGGTGAAGAGGGTATTATGCTGCGCAATCCACTGTCTTGTGGTATCCTGTATTGCGATGCTGAAGACGTTGAGATTCGTAATGAAGGTTTTATGTCAGTAGCAGCTTAATATAAAAATAAATAATTAATTAATGTTCGAGCCGGGGAGCAATCCCCGGTGTACGACATTACAACATACTAATTAATAATTATGGTAGTTGAATTAAAGATAAAGAAAACACATCCCTGGGCTGGTTTAGTAAAATATAAGCATTGTTTTGATTATATTTCTCCTTACTTTACTAGATCTGGGTCGATATATACAGGTTTAACACCTGAAGATGAAAAATATTTTGAAAAAGCTCTGGGTTATCCAGATGGTACGCTTGCGAAAGGTAGTGATTTTTGGAAGACGTTTAGTGTAAAGATTGGTTCAAGAACAGTTATGTTTGATGACCAGTATCCACGACAGGAAATGATAATCAAATTCCTTAGTGGTCATAAACGTGTAGCAACATCTTTAGATAAGATGGATTTAAGCAAAGATTACTTACTTATTAATAAACAGGAGGAGGCTATACAAGCCAACAAGATTAATAAGCTTCGTCGTGATGCTCTTAAAGAGTTTGATAAGCTTAATATTGAACAGATGCGCAAATGTCTGCGTTTAGCAGGTATTAGTTCTGATAAGATGTCTAATGATCTTATTGAGTCTACTTTATTTACTTTTGTAGATAAAAATGCTCAGAAATTTATGGACTTGTGGGTTAATAATAAATCTAAAGACACGCAGTTCTTAATTGAAGAGGCTTTGTCTAAGGGTATTATGCGTAGAGATAGATCTCAGTATTATTACGGAACAGAACTTATTGCATCTTCTTTGCAAGATTGTATCGCATATATGGACAACAAAAAGAATCAAGATCTTAAATTGTCTATTTTAACACAAATCGAAAATAAATAATAAATTATCCGACGTATGACGCACAGTGAAATTTATAAGAAATTTTTTATCGAGTATGACAAGGACATGATCACTTCGTCATATCCGTCGCTTACTTTGACAGAAGTCTGTAATTTCTTAAATAAAGCTTATTTAGCATTAATAGCTTAGAAATTTACAGGTAATAATTTAAGACAAATTCCTTTTGAAGGAGACACAAAACAATTAGAAGATTTAGAACCATTAATAAAAATTACAACTCTAAATTCAAATTTAGTATCGTTTTATGCTTTAAATCAAATTGATTTTAATATTCCAGATGATATGTTATATTATGTATCGTCTATGTTACAACATTATATTATTGATACACAACATGGAGAATTATTAAGTGATAATTTTTACGAGGTAGATTTAATACAACACCAATATGAAAATAATTTTATTTACACTAAACATAATTTGCCATGGATAGAAAATCCTGTTTGTACAATAAATGATAAAAAAATAAACATATTTTATGATTATTATGATTTTAAAATAAACGACGAAACAAATAAAGAATCTAGACTTAGATTATTTTTAAAATATATAAAAAAACCAGAATTGTTTAATGGTGAATTATCAAAAGATACAGAATTTGAATTAAGCGATTCTGTAGCAGAAGAACTTATTAATTTAACTATTACTTTTGTATTAGATAATGTAGAATCTTCTAGAATATCAACCAAAACTAATTTATTAAAACTTGAATCATGACAAAAGATCAAACAAGAAAACTAGGAAACGAGTTTGAAAGGCGTCTTCAATAGATGTATCCAAACTTTAAAGTGGTTGATAAACTTAATACTGACACTATTTATTCAATACTTAGTGAATACCAAAATATATTTGTTAGATAGCTAATTATTAATAACGATTAGGTTTAGTCTAACACAACACCTTCTAATACAATAGAAGATTTGTTAAAATCTATAATAATTAGAACAACGCTTTCTTGTAAACCTGGTTCTGATTATACATATTCTAAAATATGTGATTTACCAGAAGATTATATAGGCTATATAGCATCTATATCTAATATAACAAAAGGATATAGAGAAGAGTCAGAATAGTCAATTAAATAGGCTAGAAATAAAACAATTAAATCTTCAGATATACAACCAATGATAATCTATTGTAACGAAGGTGGTATATTAAGAACTCCGTGTGTATATTTTAAAGACAAACAACTTGGTATAATAACAGATTAGTATACTAATTTAAAAAGTATAATTCTTACTTATTATCGCGTTCCTTATGATTTTAATATTATAAATTATAATGATGAAGATAATTCAGCGGGAGCTGTACATTCTAGTTGTGAATTACCATATGAATGTTTTTATGATTTATTATAGGGAGCAGTTGATTATTTTATAACGAAATATAAATTTAGACTTGCTGGTGTTGATAATACCAGAATGTCTAATATAATGAATAGAAACGATAATAACGATAATAGAGAAAGAGAGGAATAATAAATGAGATATATAGATATTCTTGAAGCGTTTGAGTTAGAAATAAATAAACTCGATGATGTTGTTGATAAACCGTTAACAAACGATTCTCTATTTTGGTTAAATCAAGCCGTTATTAAATTTATTAAACTACGATATAATAGAGATTTTGCTCACGGTATTGGGTATGAAATGAATGAAAAAAGATATAAAGATTTAGTACATCTTATATCTACTAAAACATATGATTGTTCTTAGTTAAATCCTTAGGAATACTCAACTTATGATAAAATTATATTAGAATATCCTAATGATTTTATGTTTACGTTAAACGAAGATGTAAATATAACAGATATATCTGGTGGACATGCATACGATACAAACGTGTTTGAATGTACTGCTGATACATTTATGTATCGTATAACTAACGCGTTGACAGATTTTCATTATAATTATCATAAAGCAAGACCTTTACGTGTACGTACTAAAACAGGATGTGAATTACTTACTGATAAAAAATATAAGATAAACACGTACATTATAGGTTATCTTAGACTTCCTAAGAAAATAACTTTAAATAATCCATATGAACAATATAATGAATTTGAAGATATAATAATACCAGAAATAATCAAAATTGCCGCGTAGATGTATTTAGAGAATAAAGCGGATAAGAGATATGAAACAATTTCTGGTGAAGTTTTAACACAAGAATAAAACCCAGCTAGTTAGGTCTAGTATTTTTTTAAAGGGTACTAAAAATTAAAAAATTATGATTACATATGTAAATACAGTGCTCGTTAACAACGATGTTAAGGGCGTTGAATCAAACTATGAAGCAGTTGCAGCTAAGACCAAGGAGCTTGCTGTAGCAGATGCTGGAAAATTTGTTATTGACACAGTAAATGAAGAGAAGGGTGAATTCAAGATTGGTCTTATCACTGATCAGGCTACTCCACTTCGTACACAGGACAAGTAGCTTTTGTATCTTCCTGTTATTCGCTGGTCAAATGTTATTAATAAGAATGCTTTGAAGCATTACGAAGTAACTAAGTATACTGAAGATTCTGAGACAGAGGATCAGGTTACTATTTGTTTGAATGAACTTGCAGAGCCTGCAGCTACTGTTCTTGCAATGGGTAACAAGCGTGTTGTTGTTCGTATTACTTATAAGGATCTGCCTACGAAACATCGTAAGTGGACTGAGACATACGAGTATATTACACAGCATGGTGATGGTGCAGAAGAGATTGCAAAAGGTATTGCTTGGGTAATTAATTCACAGTATAAGCGTGCTCGTGTCATAGCAGAGGTTAAAAATGGTACTGATGTTGTTATTACAGGTATGCCTTATGATGATGATAATGTTCAGGATTCTTTGAGCTGGGCAGCTAAGGTACGTTTTAATGTAAATATGTATTACACTGATCCTGCAGGTGAAGGTTTCACAGCAAACAACAAGTATTATCTTGATGGTGTTACTATTACTAAGGTTCCTGGTAAATGGTATCCTGCAACAGGTAAACTTGTTCGTGATCGTGAATCGCAGTCATTTGGTTATATGGGTATTCTCAATCGTGGTGAGTGTACTTGGCCGATCATTAAGCCTGCTATGACAGCAGATATCAACATTAATTATGATGCTATCACTCTCGAGTTCGAGAATATGTATCGTACTGCTGATAATTGGCTTAAGAATACAAAACAGGCAGTTGAAATTTATGTTCCTGCTGGTAACATCGATGCAATCGATGCAGAGATAAAGAAGGCCCTTGGTCTTTAATTTTTAACAAAACTAGCTGGGGTAGGGTATATCCCTACTTCAGCTTTTTTATTTTAATATATAACAGTATGAATAATAAACCGAAAATTAGGATTGGTAATGACATTAAGCTTGATGTATGTTTATCAAAAGAATATATATCAGACGCAATAAATATAAAGAATATAAAGTGTATTTTAATTAATACAACAATGGCGTTTGAATTAGAAGAGTGCGATGAACACTGTCATAATTGTCATTGTCATCATGATCACTATAATGATCATTGTATGAAAGGTCACCGTCCTACAGCATGCTCTTTAAATAGTTGTGGACCAAGATGTTATAATCGTGATCCAGAATGTTGGGAATACATAAATGAGCATAGACACTGTTATGCAGGATATGGACAGATTGAGCCTTTGTGTTCTCGTTGTAAAGATTGTCATAATCATCATTGCGGAGGTTATGGACACAGTCCGTTCCATCACTATCACCCATGTGTATGCCATCATGGATTTCTTGATGTTCGTAGACCATGTCACCATCACTGTCATGATTGTGGAATGATTGAACCAATAATGCCTCCTTTCTTGTTTAATGATCATTTTACACATCATTTGTGTGGACATGACCTTTTACATCACGATCTTAATATACATCCAATTACTCCAATAGAATATTCTCCTGAAGTAATATCTACTCCTGAAAATAATAGATTTATGTTGTTGTTTCCTGCAAATGATCAAAGATTTATAGGAAATTATACATTAATAGTAACCGCATAGATTTATGAGGGTGGATTTGATAGAGATAATTTACGTACAGTTACTATAGATTATCCAGATATATTTGAACTTGTTGAAACGACTTGTCAAGCAGATAAAGATGTTATAATATCTGTTGGTACACCAAATGAAAACAATATTCAAGGAATATGTGCGTGTGGTCCAAACATAGATCGTGTGTTAAAAGGAAACGCTGGAATGTTTACAGCAAAAATTAAACCAAGTTCTTCTAAATTTAAAGATATCGTTTGGTCTAATCCAACAGGAGGATTAGATTTATTAAACAAAGAAGGAGAAATACTTAATTATATAGGAAAATGTTGCGATATAGAAGCAGGAGAACAAACATTTACTGTACGTGCTTCAAGTAAATATTTTAATAATATTTTTACAGACTTTGAAGTAACCGTATTTAACTATGCAGATAGAATATCTGTATGTTCTTCTGGTAAATACTAGCTTGGAGATGTGATTCCTTATGATGAAACAACTACATTTTCTCCAGAAGTAATTATGTAGAATGGTGATAGAATATCTTCTTATATTAAAAATAATTAGAAGAAATCTGCAACAACGGTAGAAGGTTCTGTTAAAGATGATTTTGGAGTTACGCTTGCTATAATAACAAGTAACGGCGCTGGATCATATACTATCAAAAACAGAAATCCTTATAATGAAGAACGTACAATATAGGTATTAATTAAAACAAACATACCAACAGAAGATGGAAAATCTCTTTATACTCATGTTACATTTAGACTTGATGGTCAAGGACTTGAAGCTTATGGAGGTTGGGATAAGTTCGTAAAAGAATCTGTATATGATGATAATACATATATACTAAATATGAAACGTACAGATGACGAAGTTGTTTCTGCAGACTTAAAAGAAGCTGTTGGTTGGACAAATAAATAAGATATGGAATTAAAGTTAAAGCGTATTGCTAGAAAAGATACATATACTATAGGTAAATTATATGTAAATGGAGAATATTTCTGTGATACTTTAGAAGACAAAGATCGCGGATTAAATTCTTCTATGTCTATAAAAGAAATTTCTAAAATCAAAGTATATGGTAAAACAGCTATTCCTACCGGTACATATACAATAATATGGAGTTATAGTAATAAATTTAAAAAACCTATGCCTCTTTTATTAAATGTACCTGGGTATTCTGGTGTTAGAATACATTCAGGAAATACGGCACAAGATACTTTAGGCTGTATCTTATGTGGTAAAAATACAATAGTTGGCAAAGTTACTAACAGTCGCGTATATACTAATAAATTATATTCTATAGTAAAGTCCGCATGTAATAAAGAAAAGGTAACTTTAACGATTGAATAATATGGCTATCTTAAAATCTATTGAACATATGTATCAAGCTATTGCTGGAGACAGTATATTAGGTAAAATTGGTATTTCATTAAGTGCTTTGTTGGCTGGATATTTATCACCAATTATTGGATTACTTGTTGCTTGTTTTTCATTAACTACAGTAGATTTAATATATGGTTTAAAAGTAGCTCATAAGCAAAAACAAAAGATAACCAGTGACAAAACTTGGCACGGAACAATCGCTAAAATATTTGACGAATTTGTAATTATTTTATTAGCTAGAATATTGGAATATACCGTATTGGGTACAGAAGGTGTTTTTGTACTTACTGGTGGTATTACTGCAATTATAGGTTTAACAGAACTGTGGTCTATCCTTGAAAACTTAAACACACTTGACCCAAATGGTCCGTGGAGAGCATTAGGTAAGTTCTTAAAGAAAAAGGGAGAAGACTATACAGGTATAGAATTAGAAGATAATGCTAAAGAAACTATTGACAAAGATAAAGAATAACTATAAAGCGTCAATTTTCGCTTTTTTAAGCGTTCTGACGGCACTTTCATTAACGTTTGGTATAATTACTCATAAAAAGAATTTATAGCTAGCAGAGAGCTTAAATAAAGCATAGCAGAACATAGAGGTCTACTAGGGGTTAATTAATCCTTAGTAGACCTTTGGTGTTTTATAGTTAAAACCGGAAGATTTAAATAATTATATAGATCCGGTAATAGAAAAAGTATCAAAAACGATTAAAGATAATAAAATTAAACCTAAAGAAATTGATATGGTTGCAACTGGAACACAAAATTTAATCGTTAAATCTAAAGAACCAATTAAAATATATATAGATACTTTATATTAGGATAGTATAATATATAATAAATATACTAAATTATATTATACACTACATAAAGATACTTTGAATACTATATTAAATATAAAAAATAATTAGGATTTAATAGTATATTCAAAGAAAGTATATAAAAACAAAAAAAGTTTTATTAAAAGACTTCTTACACTTGATTTTAAAAAGATTAGAAAGACAGAATATAAGTTAATAAACAGTAACGACTTAATTAAAACAGATAGTGTAAGAGTAATAGAAATTAATTAATATGGATTTATTTACACTTAGAACAGCTATTGATGATATACTATTATTAGTACGCAACAATGCTATAAGTGAAAGTGAAGATTTTTCAAGAAGACAGATAGCTACTTGGATATTGACATATAAAGCATAGATACTTAAAGAAAAATAGGACGAATTGTCATCTACTTCTGATGAAGAGTGGTGGGACGATACTATTTCTGAAACAAAAGGACCTATAATTTTAGAAGACGTTGCTTCAATAGACGATTCAAATCTTTATACAAGAAAGACATACAAAAAGATACCAGAGCTTCTTGGTAATACTGATGTTAATATAGCTTCTGTTTGTGATCAAGATGGTCATTAGTTATAGAAAATGGCAAAAGGACGTAGACATTATCATTGGTTTAGAAAATATACATTTGCTGAACTTACGTGGTATTACGAAAATGGATATATATACATACAAGGTAATGAAGATTGTAACAAATTAAGATATATATGGATTACTGGTAACTGGAACGAAGACTCTGAAGAAGTAGATGAAGATGATGTTAAGATACCAGCATGGATGATGCCTATAATTAGACAGCTTATTATGAAAAATGAACTTTCATTTATAGTTAAAATGCCTAGTGATGATAGTAATAATGCAACATTAGCTAGCATTAAACCACATGGACCACAAGATAAGGAAAAATAAAAAATCATATACGATACTTGATATATATAGGTACTTCTCACAAGAAATTGGTGTAGAGGTACCTTATTTTCGTTTTAAACGCATTTTAGATTATTTTAATAAACTTATATTAGAAGAGATAGAAAACAACGCCAGAGCGTTTAAAATGCCATTGGGGCTTGGGTTTATATGTATAGTAAAATATAAACCTAAAACATATACGTGGAAAAGTCTTTCAAAAGATTATAAAACATCTAAAATAGAAAATAAAATAATATATCATTTAAACGAACATTCTGATGGTTATAAATTTAGATTATACTGGTCTAAAATACCATAGACATTTCCTTAGAGATATAAATATCAATTATAGCTAGTAAGAACAAACAAAAGAAAACTAGCACAACTAATATTTAATAGAAAAGATTATATAGACTGTAATGATTTACAAATATACAAAATGTGAATCTGTCATAGCAAAAATAATGGCAGATTTAGACTTAGCAGAAACTAAATTAAGAATTACAGATATACGAGAATGGATATTTGAAGCTATAGAAAAAATTGGTGCGCCTATGTAGTATATACATAAAGAAACCGAATCAATTCCTATAATAGAAAATTAGGTTCCTCTTCCAGATGATATGCATAGTCTTTGCGGAGTAGCATATAGTAATAATCCAGAGGGGCCTTGGACACAAACAAGAACTACAGATTCTACATTTAAAAATCCTGGTTTTAAAGTTAGTGCTATAGGAACATAGATAATACCTAGATCTTATCATAAACCAATAATATATGATGAATATAAAATAAGTATAAACGGACCAATTAAAGTAGAATAGAAGTTGTCTGATTATGAAGATCCTACTTATTTTATAAAACCTGGATGGTTAGTAATAGATAGACCAACCGGATATATAAAAATATCATATAACGCCATAGCTACTGATGAAAAAGGATATCCACTAATACCAGATTTAGCTTCATATCAAGAAGCTGTATTTTGGTATGTTGTAATGAAAATGAAGTTTCCTGCTTATTTAAACGGAAATCTTGGAGGACATAGAAAATATACTCCGGGAATATATAACGATATAAGACAGAATTGGGCATTTTACAGAAATCAAGCATATGCTGAAGCAATGATGCCTACTGAAGGAGAACTTAGAAGTATTAAAAACGAATGGAATAAATTAATGCCAGATATTAATTCTGATGATTTGTTCTTTAAAGATACTGGTTCTCGAGAACAAATTTATAATGATTATTATTATGGACGTTAATTAGAACAATTCACAAATAAATACATTTACCGGAGGAATGAATTCTGATACGTCTTTAGATCAAGTTCAAGACAATCAGTATTTATTTGGAGTTAATATTAGAATAAGTAACAATACTGTTATTTTTGAAGAGCCAAATTCTAACAATAAAGAAGGTATAGTTTGTCCTATAAGAGCTGGAATGTAGATTAATTTAACTAATTTACAACATAAAGATGATTTAAACGATGATGGAATTATTTATGATAGAATTCTTGCTGTTGATTCTATAAAAGATTTTGGAATAATTATTTTACAAGATAGAACTGATCGTTGGAATGTTTTTAGAATTTAGTATTTTAATGAAGAATATTTGCTTGTTAACAAATTATTTACATCTACAAAAAAAGTAAAAACTTCTAAAAGGTTTTCTGTTGTATTAAATGAAGAAACAAAAGACATGATTAAGTTATATATTGCAAACGGAGAAGATGAAATACTTCAAATGTTTGTAAAATATAACGATAAAGACGATATGACTTATATTTCTAATATAAATAACAATCTTATAAATGAATTTAATTAACCTTTTGATAAAAAAAAACTTTTAATTCGGTCTCTTAAACACATCTAACGCGCCGCCCAAAAAAGAAGGGAGAACAACGGGGGGCCACGGAACACTAAAA